TCAAAAAGAAGCGCTCCTGATACATTTATGTCCTTGCTTAGTTTGATGAATTCAGAGACATCTCTTGACACCAGACAAAGAGATATTCTTATCAAGATTGATTTCTTTTCTGATTTTGGGAATGTCGTAGAGCTTTCAAAAATCACATCTGTTTTTGCCTTTTTCAAGAACGGAACAGCAAAGAAAGTTCAGAAAGATAAACTGAGCGGTCAAATGCTTGAGGTTGTATCGAAATATGCAACCGATAAAACAAAGAGTGGGACAGAAGCAAAGGCTTATAGCATTACAGATATGCAGGGTCTTCTAAATGAGTGTGAAAGCATTATTAAGGCTTTGAATCTCCCAGATTTAGATTTGAAATGCAAAATACAAAATCAAATCGAACTCATGGGATATATTGACCTAACAACTAACAAGAAAGAAGACCGTCGCAAGCTTTTGATTACAGATGTGTTCCCATTGTCCAGTAAAAAGGATAATACAATTTGGGGATACGCTGTGCAGACAAGATCTATCGGTAGTGGGAAAATGGCGCGTCTCACAATCCGTTCACATACTTTTACGAAAACCCCCATTAAGCGGTTTGATATCGTGTTCGCAAAAGAATTGGAGAAGAACAGGAGTGGTTATTGGTATTTGCTTGATTACGAATTGATTGCATAATGTAAGAAAGGATATAACGGAAATGACACATAAACATAATTTTATCTTCAAAACGGTAACATGCCTGATTATGGCCTCGGCAATTTTTGTTTTGACTTCGTTTGTTCTGCCAGATACAAATGTGGTTGAGGCAAAGCAGCTGTCTTGCATTTCATATGAAACTCCTGCTCCATCGAATGATACAGAGGTGGAAGATGCAGCTATTGAGAAAGCCAAGGCAAGTCCGCAGGTGGAGAAAGAGAGTGTAGATGTGAATACTCCCGCTATTCCGTATACAGAAGATGATTTAGATTTATTGGCTCGTCTTATCACTGCTGAAATGGGAGCCAGCTGGGTATCTGATGAAATGCAGCTGTATGTTGGCAGCGTTGTGATAAACAGAATGAACCATGAACTGTTCCCTGATACTCTATATGACGTAATCTACGCAAAAGGCCAATACTCTCCCACATGGAATGGCGCGATAAATAATACGCCGGACGAAAGAACTATTGAAAACGCAAGACAGCTCTTAGAGCATGGCAGCGTTCTACCTGAAAATGTAGTGTTCCAGGCAAACTTTCCGCAGGGTGATGGTACATACTATGAATACTACGATGAGGTGCTTGGAACTACAACATATTTCTGCTATTTAAGCAATTAGTTAATCTATTTATGGAGGTTCTGTAATGAAGGTAATTAAGCCAAGCTTTCAAATTATTACGCCGATTGATTCAGATCAGATTCTGAAAACAATCGAAACTGTTGGCCGCACATGCTATAAGAGCGAGGACAAGATTACAGATGATTCCTGTAAATCATTTGTATCTGGAATTATTAAACGCGGGCATGAGGCTGTAATTGAGCACTACAATATCACGGTGCGTCTTATCAATGATCGTGGTGTTTCCCATGAAGAGGTGCGCCACCGTATTGCAAGCTATGCTCAGGAGAGCACAAGGTACTGCAATTATTCCAAGGATAAGTTTGGGAATGAGATTACATATATCGATCTCAAAGGCGGTATGGAGCTTGATCCCAAGATGAAAAATCTTGATGCGGAGACCGTTGCTGCTATTTACAATGAATGGCTTATGGCCTGTAGCGACGCAGAGCGTCATTACAACCGCATGATTGAGCTTGGTGCGTCTCCCCAGATTGCCCGTTCCGTATTGAATAATTCCACAAAAACTGAAATCTGTATCACTGCAAATATCCGTGAGTGGAGACATTTCTTCAAACTTCGTACTCCTATGGCGGCTCACCCGCAGATGAGAGAAATTGCTATGATGCTGCTGAAAGAGTTTAAGGCAAAAATCCCGGTTCTTTTTGACGATATCGAGTGCGAGGTTGAGTAAATGAAAGTAATTTGCATTTCCGGTAAAGCACAGCATGGTAAAGATACCACGGCTGGAATGATGAAGACGGCGCTGGAGGGCATGGGTCATACCGTATTGATCGCTCACTACGGAGATCTCCTGAAATATGTGTGCAGGGCGTTCTTTGGGTGGAATGGAGAAAAGGATGCGTATGGCAGAAGTCTGCTTCAGAAGGTTGGGACAGACATTGTTCGTGAGCAGCGCCCGAATTTCTGGGTTGATTTTATCAAAGATTTACTCTCAATGTTCCCAAACGAATGGGATTTTGTCATCATTCCAGACAGCAGATTCCCAAATGAAATTGAAAGTTTGAAACAGGCCGGCCTTAGTGTAATCCATTTAAGAGTGCGGCGGGAGAACTTTGAAAGCCCTCTCACAGCTGAGCAGCAGAATCATCCGTCTGAAACCGCTCTCGATCATGTAGTCCCAGATTTTCTAATCGTGAACGACGGCACATTGGAGGATCTTTACAATAAAGTTTGTAATCTCGTCGTAGACAGATATGGAGTGTGTGCATGAAGAAACTGACCATATTAGTTGATATGGACGATGTTCTCGAAAATCTTGTTGAGTGCTGGGTTAATGAGCTGAATAAGAAATGCGGATCTTCTCTTTGCGAAGAGGATATCACAGATTGGAGAATTGCAAAGTTCTTCCCAGCTCTTACAAATGAAGACCTCTTCTCCCCTCTCAACACCGTTGAATTTTGGGAAAAGATTGCTCCAATGCAGAACGCCCAGGATATCCTAAAGAAATTGATTGATGATGGACACATTATCCGCATTGTTACAGCATCCCACTATGCTACGGTGCCTGCGAAAATCAAGCGGCTGCTTGAAATGTATCCATACCTAAAATGGGAAGATGTCATCGTTGCAAGCGATAAAAGCTTTATTTCCGGTGATGTTATGATCGATGACGGCACACACAACCTTGAAGTTACAAGTTGTGATTTGGCTATTCTCTTTGATCGCCCACACAACAGGAGCTATAACGATGAGTCTGCTGGGATGGTAAGAGTAGAAACCTGGGACGAAATTTATGAGGTTGTCTCTGAATTCGCGGATTTGCTTTCCGATGAAGATGAGATCGACTAAGTTCTGAAAGGAGTAGATGTAGAAATCGCATGATTGTAGTGTATTCAACTGGGTGCCCTAAATGCGGGGTCTTAGAGCGTAAGCTCAACGAGAAAAGTATCTCATATGAGATGTGTACAGATGTAGATAAAATGCTTGCCCTTGGCATTACATCGGTTCCTGTGCTTGATGTTGACGGGAAAATGATGGATTTTCAAGAGGCGGTAAAGTGGATCAATGAACAGGGGGAGTGATGGAATATGGATATTACGCTAAAACTATCTAAGGACTTTGAGCGCTGCTTGGAAGACCTTAAAAAGAAATATGGCGAGGATTTTGAATATATCAATGGTGTTCATCCGAGCCAGCTGGACTTCTCCGAGTTTATTGACAATTTCGTAGACAAGGATACATTGGCGGATGCCTCTATTGATCCCAATGCAAATGCAAACCATAAAGATATCCGAAGCTTTATGACAGAAAAAGCTAAGAGTGAGGATAAGCTTTTCGCACTGAACAAGATCTTTATGACCATCAAAAAGCAGTGGGGTTTGCGCACCGCAAAGCAGTGGTTGGAGCAGGAGTTCAGCAAAGGCTTCTATCTCAACGATAGTACGACTGCCAGCTATTTTCCATACTGCTGGGCAAATGATTTGACGCGGTTGGCAACAGAAGGTCTCTTCTTCCTGGATCATTATAACCACCAAGCTCCAAAGCACCTTACCACATATTTTGATGATGTAATCGAGTTCGTGTCCTTCCTTTCCAACCGTCAGTCTGGCGCAGTTGGTCTACCCAATGTATTGATCTGGGCGTGGTACTTCTGGAAGAAGGATGTTGATGGTGGATACTATATGAAGAATCCATCATACTACGCCAGACAGCAGTTCCAAAAGTTCATCTATCGTCTGAATCAGCCATTCCTCAGAATCGATCAGAGCGCTTTCACGAATGTCTCTATCTTTGACCGCCCCTATTTGGAGTCCCTGTTTGGTGGTGTGGAGTTCCCCGATGGGCAGCTTGCCATTGACCATATTGAGGACTTCATTGAGTTCCAGAAGGTCTTTATGGAGGTTGTAAGCGAAATTCGAGAGGAAAATATGTTCACCTATCCGGTTCTTACCTATTCGCTTTACTATAAGGACGGGAAGTTCCAGGATGAAGAATTTGCTCGTTGGTGCAGTAATCACAACATCAAATGGAGTGATTCCAATTTCTTTGTCAGTGACAACATTGGCATCCTGTCAAACTGCTGCCGGCTGCTCAGCGATACAAAGAAACTGGATGCGTTTATCAACTCCATCGGCGGTACTGCTCTGAGTGTTGGGTCTTGCCGCGTGAGCACCATCAACCTTGTTCGCATTGCGTATGAGAGCAAGATGAACAAGAAGAAGTATCTCAGCATTCTTCGTGATCGTGTGTTGCTTGATTGCAAGGCTCTGTATTCCATGCGGTATGTCATTAAAAGAAATATCGAGAAAGGTCTTCTCCCGAACTATCAGGACGGTGCCGTTGAGCTGGATAAGCAATTCTGCACCATTGGCGGTATCGGCATGTACGAGGTCATGGATCTCTTTGGCCTGATTAACGAGGATGAAATGGGGAATAAGTCTTACTCAGATGAGGCAGTAGAGTTTGCAACCGAGATTCTTGATACCATCAATGATGTAAAAGACAATTTTGAATGCGACTTTACATTTAACCTGGAAATGATTCCTGCGGAGAATTGCGCTGGTGTCATTTGTACAGCAGACAATCTTCTCTTTGAGCAGAACAAGTATTTTATCTACTCAAACCAGTGGATTCCTCTCATGGAGAAATGCACGATTCAGGAGAAGTGCCGACTTGGTTCCTTGTTTGATGCCAAGTGTGGTGGTGGCTGTATCGCCCATATTGATATTGAGAGCCGCTTCCCCAATGAAGAGGCCGCATGGGATATGCTCAACTATGTAGCCAGCCAGGGCGTGATTTACTTTGCGTTTACGACAAAGATTTCTGTGTGTGAAGACAAACACGCTTTTATGGGTACAAAGACATGCCCGCATTGCGGGAAACCCATTGCTGATACATACGCTCGTGTAGTTGGCTTCTATACCCCTGTGAGCAGCTATCAGAACATCCGCAAGCAGGAGTTCAATAAGAGAAAGTGGTATGACGTTCTTACAAAAAGCGAGGTCATGTAATGCGGGTAAAGGGAATTATTGAAGAGGACTTTACAAACTTCAAGCTCCCATCCATGTTTATCAACACCTGCTTTTGTGATTTCAAATGCTGTACAGAGTCCAACCTGGGTATTGAGGTGTGCCAAAACGCACCTCTTACCCAGGCAGAGACAAAAGATATCCCAGACGCAGTAATTTACCAGCACTTCTCAACAAATCCGATTACAAAAGCAGTTGTGATTGGCGGGATGGAGCCTATGCTTCAAATTGATGAGGTTGAGTCTCTTATTAGACTATTTCGTACATCTGGAGACAGATCGCCGTTTGTAATTTATACAGGATATTACCCAAATGAAATACAGGATGAGCTTGAGCGCCTTCGGAAGCATAAATTCATCATCGTGAAATTTGGCCGTTTCATTCCAGGCAAGCAGCATCGGCATGACGATGTATTGGGGATTGAGCTTTCATCAGATAATCAGTACGCAGAACAGATATCGTAGGTAGGTGCCATATGAGAATCACAGTGAATCCAGACAAAGAGTATGCAAATGAAGTGAGAGCAAAATTGAAAGCAAACGGCGGGTATTGCCCTTGTCAGCTTGTGAAAAGTCCAGACACAAAATGTATGTGTAAAGAGTTCCTTGCGATGGAGGAAGGAACATGCCATTGCGGTTTATATATCAAAATCAAGGAGGCAGATGATAACACATGAATCGGGTAGCAAAATTTAGCAAGGTATCATTTGACCAGTTCTACAATGATTATTGTGACACATTTTTTGAGGATTGCGATAAGCCATCTAAAGAGTCTGTAAGAGAGATTTATGACCAGATCAAGATTCCTACACGGGCTACAAAAGGATCTGCTGGATATGACTTCTTTGCCCCGTTTGATATGAGCCTAACTCCAGGCGTTGAGATGAAAGTACCGACTGGTATTCGTGTTGAAATTGACCACGGCTGGTGGCTGGCCTGTATGCCAAAGAGCGGCCTTGGATTTAAGTACCGCCTCCAGCTCAACAACACAGTTGGCGTAATTGATTCCGACTATTTCCATTCTGATAACGAGGGACACATTTTTGCCAAAGTAATCAACGACAGCCGGCAGAATAAAAAGCTATTCGTCAAAACTGGCAGCAGCTTTGTGCAGGGCATTCTTCTCCCCTATGGGATTTCGTATGACGATGAGGCAGATGGAGTGCGCAACGGTGGATTTGGATCGACCAGTATTCCAGACATTGTTGAGTTTGGCGCTAAAAACTAAATAAGAATTATGGAGGTGTCTACATATGGACGCAAGCAAAACCTACTCCCCTGATGAGTATTTCCAATTTATCAAGGACAGAAAGCATAGTGTTACCGATGAAGACCTGACGGCAATTTACGATAATTGTCTGGAACTTTTGAACAAGTACCGAATCACAGGGCAAACAAAAGGAATGCGGAAACTGATTTTCCATCTTGAGTGCATTGAAAAGGAGCGGGAATTGATTGCGCTCGGTGTAGACACTTTCATTTATCGTGACGATATTGAAGAGTATATCGACAATGTGGCAAAAGATGTTGTGAAAATCATTGAGCTTGAAAACTATGAGCGCGAGATCCCAGACGAGATCGTTTCCGTTGTAGAGGCGGTTAAGGATAAGTTTGATAAGCTCTATGTCCTTTTTACTGACTATACTGGCCGCGTAGAACGGCAGGTAGAGAAAGAGCGCCGGAGTACAGACCCGATCCTGTTTGGCACATTCCAAAATGAGGCAAGCAGAACTGTTGTTGACCGCTTCTATTTCCTTGGGGATTGGGAGGATGAATATTGCGATCTTACTCTTGATAAGCTGGTTGGTGATTTCAAAACTCATAGTGGAAGGAATATCACACACACCATTAAAACCCCTGAGGACATTGCGGAGCTGAAAGCGCAGCTCAACGGAATTGTAGAGAATCAGCGCGGAGAATTTAGAATCACATCTGTTGAGAAGAAGAGTTTCTTTAACAAAATCAGAAGTATCTTTAGCGGTAAGCGCAAATGAAAACCAACGTCGATTTAACTGCGTCCCGCACATTCAGCACTCAGCGAAGAGAAATATCCCTAACCAAAGTAATGATGGAATTTGGAAAGCATTTTCTTTGGGATTATGAGCATATGAAGATGGTTCAGTCTGACTATGATTTGTCAAACTACAAGAATTCTCTTATCCTATGCGGAAATGCGTCTGAGCGTCAAATGCAAAGATTTAACCATGCGCTTGATACCGGGGATATATGCGAGTGCTGCGGGGCAAGACTTACTGAAAAACCGTGGACAAGGCACTATTGTCTATGCTCTCGTTGTGCTAAAGAGCTTGATTATAGATGCCAGAAAACATGGAGATACAAAGAAGATCGCCTTTGGCAATCAAATGATTTTCTGACAAGAGAAATGAATCGGAGGTTATAACAAAATGCCAGAATACTGTTACGATGGCGCTTGTGGCGGGATAATCACTGAGCGCTGGCGTGGTGACATGCAAGATTTAAGCTGCAATCGTGGATATGGAATGATGTGCGAAGGTGGTACATACGCAGAGGAATTGTGTAAAGACTGCCCTATGAATCAGGTATTTCTTGCCAAGGATAATGATTTTCATTTTTAGTCGATAGGGGTGTAACAAAATGTTCAAAGTAATCGTGGCTGGTGGTAGAGACTTTAATAACTATAAAGGGCTTTCCGACAGCCTGGATTACCTCCTAAAGAATATAAATGACGATATCCAGATCGTGTGCGGTATGGCTCGTGGAGCAGATAGGCTTGGAGAGCGATATGCGAAAGAGCATGGATATCAAGTCATCTATTTCCCTGCCGACTGGGATCTCGATGGGAAGTCCGCAGGATTCAAACGGAATGTAAAAATGGCAGAATACGCAGACGCTCTGGTTGCTTTCTGGGACGGCGAATCCAAAGGGACAAAACACATGATTGAAACAGCAAAAGAAAAAGGACTCGATATCCGTATCAAGCACTACCATATTAGGAGACGAGAATGAACCGATACATAAGTGATTTACATTTCGGCCATGCAAATATTCTGAAATTTGATAACAGGCCATTTAGAAATACAGAAGAAATGGAGACAGCTCTTATTGAAAATTGGAACAACACGGTTTCAGCTGGAGATACCACCTATATTTTGGGGGATTTTTGCTGGGGTAAAGAGCCAGAGTGGAAACGAATTGTACCATTGTTAAACGGAAACAAGGTGCTGATCCGTGGAAACCATGATTTGAAAGAGATGTCTTCCACATTAAAAAAGATGTTCCAAGACATTAAGGACTATAAGGAGATTACCGATGGTGGCCGGCATGTTATTATGTGCCACTACCCTATGCTACTCTATAAGTCTTCTTATAATCCAGATTGTTATATGCTTTGCGGCCATGTCCATACAACACGGGAAAATGACTTCCTTAATAAGTGGCGAGCGGAGCTGAAGAACAGCAGATCGCTTAATTCGCATAGCTGCGGGAACATCATCAATGTAGGCTGTATGCTCCCCTATATGGGATATACGCCAAGGACATTGGATGAAATCATCAAAGCAAATAGTTAATCAATTTATGAGGTGGCAATGAATACAGAGGTCATGTTTTCTTCTAAGAAGATGGACTGGGCAACGCCGCAGGACTTCTACGACAAACTGGATTCAGAGTTTCACTTCACCCTCGACCCTTGTGCAGACGAGTCCAACCATAAATGCGACAAGTATTTTACGGAGCAGGAAAATGGACTTGAACAGTGCTGGGGGGGGGGCAGACCGTATTTTGCAATCCGCCATACGGTAGAGCGATCAAAGACTGGGTGAAGAAAAGCTCTGAAGAAGTAAAGAAACCAAATACAACGGTTGTAATGTTGATTCCGGCTCGTACAGATACCAGTTATTTTCACGATTATATTTATAGAAAGCCAAATGTGGAAATTCGCTTTATCCGTGGCAGATTAAAGTTTGGAGACGGAAAAAATTCCGCACCATTTCCGAGTATGGTTGTTATCTTTCGATAGGTGGTGATTTATATGGCGACCAAGAAAACTATGGACATATGGTTTTGTGATAAGTGCGGCAAGGGATATACCAGTGAGTACGCAGCAAATATTTGTTGTAAACAATACCATTGCAGCGTCTGTGGTGTTGAAACCCCTCGGTATATTACCAAGTGTGACTCATGTAGGGATAAAGAGCTTTTTGAAAAGGCACAGAAGATGACTTGGGAAGAATACCTGGAAAAGTCATCAGGAAACATGCTTTACTGGAACGATGAGTTCTATGCAGATCTTAGTGATCTGCTGGATGCAAGCGAGTCTGGCGGCTTTGATGTCCCAGATTATGTATTCGGGACTTATCGTGACTATCTTCGCCTCGATGCAGAAAGACATATTGCAGAGCTTATAGATGAGTTTGATTGCGACGGTGTGTATTTTGATAACGCTGGTGTAAAGGAATTTGTAGAGTTCGCTAATGCCTGGAACAAGAAATATGAGGAATATTGTTTTAGGCCAGATACATCAATCGTTGTCCTTGTCCCAGAAGTGTGCAGAAAGAGAGACCATGATGATTAAGACAGTAGTTGGCGATTTGCTGGACGCTACAGAAGATATTATTGTCCAGCAGGTAAATTGTAGGAGTGTAATGGGATCTGGTGTTGCAAAGGCAATCTACACACGCTGGCCTGAGGTTAAGACAGAATACCACAAATTCTGCCGGCGTTCTACCTCCCCATATGATTTGCTTGGAAAGGTGCAGTTGATCGATGTGGAGCCTGGGAAAGCAGTTGCCAATGTCTTTGGTCAACTCAATTATGGACGAACTGCCGGGAAGGTCTATACAGATTATGTGGCTCTCACAAAGGCATTCGACCAGCTAAGAACTGCGTTTCACGATAAGTCATTGGCTTTCCCATACAACTTCGGATGTGGTCTTGCAAATGGCAGCTGGAGTGTAGTCTACAAAATGATTTGCACATATTTTAACGACATGGATGTGACGATCTACAAACTGCCAATCTCAGAGGAAGGAGAAATTGCAGCATGACGCTATATTTCAAAGGAAGCAATGGGAATATGCGGGAGATTGCTCAGATTAGCGATAGCTTATCGACGGAAGAAGCCCGCGCTGAAGCGCTCCAACATATCAAGAAGTTCTGTGATGATCGCCATTTCCATATTTATTATGTCCGAATGTGGAATACAAAAGTGAAAGGGAAGAAGATGACTGCCTTTGATGTTGGTAGTCATACAGAGTTCTTTTATACAGACCCCATTGTGTTCAATTCGGAGGCGGTGGAAGAATGATTATTATGCCTCACATCAACGGCTGCACCATTGTTACAGAGAGCGGGTTCTGCTCCGTAATGGGACATCCGTATGATATTATCGAGGGGCTTTTCATTAAAAGAACGAAGATTGATGATATTACAACTGTCATTGCCCCATCTGTAAAAGAAGTGTCGGTTCTGGAGGGGAATATCCACGCTGGATATTATATTGATCTGCTGAAACAGATTGGCGTTAAGGTCAATATCATCCCACAAAAGAATCCAGAGAAAGTTCTCAAAGAGGTGAAATGATGGACAGACTTGTGGCAATTGGAGACATCCATGGGTGTGTGCATACGCTAAAAGACTTACTCAATAGAGTATCATATTCCAGTCAGACAGATACACTTGTCTTCATCGGAGACTACATTGATCGTGGATACTTCAGCTATGAGGTTGTAAGTATGCTGATTAAGCTTCAGCATCAAATCGGCAAGGATAAGGTTGTATGCCTCAGAGGAAACCATGAGCAGATGGCGATTGACGCATATAGGCATGGTAATTATCCGCTCTGGTATCGAAACGGCGGGCGCTCAACTGAATACAGTTTTGAGAAAAACGGCCAGGATCTTGCTAACGCAGTTTCATGGTTTGAGACATTGCCACTTGTTTACGACACCCCAGAGATTATTTTCTGTCATGCCGGTTTGTCCTATCCCCTGCTACAAGATAACAGCCAGGAAGATCTTCTGTGGGGACGCGATTGGATTCAAACAGATACAGAAGAACGAGAAAAGCAAGTTGTATTTGGACACACACCAAGGACTGACAGAAGAGCCTACACAGTCCCAACAGGAGACATATGTATTGATGCTGGGTGTGTATACAATGGCCGCCTATGTGCGCTCGTCATCCAAGACAACGGACAAAGCGCCTGTGTGTATGTGAATAAGAATTTGGAAGATGATTTGTAAGGAGTTAGTTAATTGATTCGAGGTGATTCATATAGCATTCAAAATTTTAGTCTTTTATAAAACTGACGATGCGTTGGAGCAATATATCAACCGCTTCCGGTCTGTTTCGCAGGAGAGTTTAGTTACTTCAAGCAAAAATGAGCGGTTGTATCTCTTTGACGGAGTTCAAGTCACGTGTATCAGAGGGCTGAATGAAAACATGCGTGGAAGATGGGCGGACTTTGTAGCCGTACAGGAAGATTTGACATGGGGCGACACATGGGAAGAAATTCGAGATTCTATTCTCTACCCCATGTTATGTAGCCCAATCCCAATTCAGATTTTCGATGGAATTTCTGAAAATAAAGGTTAATTGTGCCGCTCCTGGACTGGTAGGTGTAGTAGGAGGAATTACATGAACGCAACAAGACAATTTGCTGGAGTTCAACCCAGCGAAAAGATAGCAGTGAATACGAGCGATCTTCAGGCCATGCTTGGGTGTGGCCGAAGATCTGCCGTACAAATTGGGGAACTTGCAGAAGCCCGTATTCAGTTTGGAAAGCGTGTCTTCTGGAATGTGAAGAAGGTGAAAGAGTATGTTGATGCAATCTCAAGTTGATGTTGCCATTCTCCCCTGCCCCGTTTGCGGCAGAACCCCATCCGTGTCTCTCAAAGGAATTGCCGGACACGGATGTTGGGCTACCTTAAAGTGCAAGCCATTCCTTGGACGGGCGCACCTTAAAGTAACTGAGGGGAAAGCTCACCCAGAAAGAGCACTTAGATGCGCGGTTGACACGTGGAATAAAGATGTTATGGAGGACGAGGAATATGATGATTAGAGGCCATGTAGAAGCTCGACCATGGAAACCTCAAGATCTCCTTGACGATTTACAGAAAATGATTGATGAAGAGCCGGACGCTTATCTCAATGACCGCCGCACCACGCTCTGTACTGCCAGAGATTACTTAAAAGAATACTTCAATACCTATCTTCCTGAGCAGAAAAAGGCCATAGACAGTGGCCTGCCGCTTCATTACTATCCAGTTTACCGCAAAGCCTTACGGGATCTAAAGGATGGTATCGAAAAAGTTGGAGACGGTTTCAAAATGTACAGCATGAATAACTGGAAAGGTATGATGGCTGTCATCGATATGGTTTTAGCAGATCCAGAAAAACTCATGTACTCTGCAAGTTTAGAAGGGTACGAAATTCCAGAGCCATACATAACCAAGTTCAGAGCTTGGCAAAGAAAGCAAAAAGAAAAATTGGAGGCTGAAAGGAATGCCAAAGATTCTGATCAAGCTTAGAAAGAAATGGTGTTTTGGCTTATGTGACCGTTGTGTATGGAAATATAACGGAGGGTGCAGCGAATGGAGGAAATAGACTACAAACGCTCTATCGAATTACTTAATAGAGATGTAGATGCCTGCTTAGAAATTATCGAGAGATGGAAAAAGAACTCCGCATATCTGGTTTCCATCGGAGTCATGCCGCCAGATCAGTGGGGCGTTCCATTGGTAGAAAAACTGGTTCCGTATGAGCGATATGATGTAGTCTACCACTGCAATCCGGCAACAGGAGATAAAATCCTAAACCGCTATATTCTGAAGAACGGTTTTGAACTATACAGCATTGGTTTCTCGTGTAAATCAAGAAACGCTTCTGTTCTACACTCTTATGTGATAGCAAACGGTGTCAAAGACGCAAAAGAAAGGTTCAAACGCATTTATGGTGATTACATGAAAATCCATAGTGTACAACAGTGTGGCGAAGAAATTAAACGTGACGTATTGAATGAGTATTGGAAACATCCAACCAACATTTTATAAAAAGACGAGATTATAGGAGGACGCATGGACACATATCTCACAATAATGGTTACTGTGCTTGTTGCAACACAGGTAATTCGTATTGCACAAAATACGATCCAGCTTCACCGTCAGAACAAACTTATCAAGAAAGAAATTGCTCACCTTGGCGATGTGACGCAAGAGGATTTTGACAATCAGCGAAAAGCCTATAAGCTTGCAATCGAGTATTTTGAAAGGGCAAATATCACTCAAGGCCAAAACGGGTTAAATCTATTTAGTAATGCGGAGAAAGCTCAATGATAAAACAAGACTATAAATCTGGCCGTGTTCAAGTAGAGGGTCGGACATTTGAAATCGAGTTTTGGACTGAAACACATTTTGGTTTGCCATATGCAAGTGTGTCAGAAATCAAAACCAAAGAAGTAAGAGCGCATCTGTTTTCTAAGAAAACCAAAACAAAAGAAATAAAATGCGGAATTAACTATGGGTGGATGTCATCTAACCGTTTAGACTGGGCAATGAGGCAAATAGCTGAACACCTTCAGAGAGAAAAGGACGAGCTGGAAGAGCTGAGGCAGATAAATAAATTCTGCGGTCTGAGTAAAGGAGCCTGATATTATGAATCCATGTAAAGATTGGTGCTTCGCTCGATTCGGCAAGGAGTATACAAAAGAATGTGATAAGCACTGCGACTATGCAAGACTTCATGTTGAGCTTAAACAACTTCGTGCAGACCTGGAACGGGTAAAAGCGGATAGGAATGCAGCGGTTGAACAGTTACATGGTTATTGCCCGGCTTGTAAGAACTACACGCCAAACCATAATGAAGGGGCGTGTGCAGAGTGTAAGCATGAATATTTCCAGTATCAGAACGTTGATGCAAGGGATAACTGGAAATGGCGCAGCATTAAGGAGGACTGACATGAAGTTCATTAACAAAGAAGGAAAGGTATTTGATACCATCAATGAAGCCGTTGGATATGTATGCCAGCAGCAAGAAGAGTGCGGAGATTGGTGCCCTCTATATTGTAAAAAGCCTATCCCTGGGTGCAGAGAGTTTTATCTTGGGAATCCAGTAGAAACTGCCTCACTAATCGGGTGTAGGGTTGCAGATGATGAATACACATTTACTGTCAAGCTTTGTGACAATGAAATTGATGACGATAACGAGCGGTTCTCTTCTCAGTGCCTTAAACAAATGGCAGAAATGTTCGTTGGAAAGTATGGTTGTATTGGGGAAACCAGAATCGCAAAAATTGTTTCAACTGAGATTGTTACAGATGAAAATAAGTGGGCGACCTTACACGAGCGTTATCAATGGTTAAAAGCAACCGTCATAATCCCAAGGTCAAATGAAACAGAGCAACTAATTGAGCAAATCGAGCATGGAGAAAAGCCAGAAATCAGCGTTGCGTGTTCTGTTAATACAAGTGCTTGCTCAATCTGCGGAAAAACAAACAGAAGTTGCACTCATAAACCAGGAGAATACTACGATGGTAAGTTGTGTTATATGACGCTATATTATCCGCGAGAAGTTTTTGAATGGGCTTTCGTAGAACCTGCAAAATCAGTTGAAGAGAAAAGACTTGTTGAACACCAGGATGAAGAAACTGGTGATCTGTACTATACAGTAGAAAAGGAGACAAACATGGATAATCATATTGGTGACACCACCGAAATGATGCGTCCCCGCATTTGTGAAGTGCTGGGAGTTGAGGTTGGAGAGTGGTTTACTTACCCCGGAATGAGTACGTCTTTTCAAGTGACGGAGAACGGTTTCTTGAAGTGTGCTGATGGCGATTTGAAAATGTGTGTCCCCACACTTGTCAATCACCCTGACCGCATCATCCACAAGCCTCACTTTGCAGAATATGAAATCGTACAAGCAGAAAACCTACTCGATGTTCTCGGTGATGGTGAACTAAAGCGTGTTGGCGACATGACCACTCTTAGAGTAGACGGCAAAATCATTTATCTGAAGAGAGGCGCGTTTCCCTCCCTAAAGCCTGAGCAGTCTATCAAGCTTTCGGAACTCGCTGATTTAGCGCTATGAAATTCAATATAAACAAGCTGCGATCCTGGGGTTTGCGCTATCTGACTTGTGACGAATCAGGCCAAGTCTGGGCGCATGAAAAACTTCCAGTCCGTGTCTCACCGTCCCACACAGCCGGCCATTGGCGAGTTGCCGATTGTTTCTTAGCTCCACAGGTACACTTCAATTCCCCAGAAAAAGAGTGGCGAAGATATAAAGATCACTGGGCAAAAATGACGCACTACAACCTAAATGGCCGGCCAATATGTATCCCCATTTCAGATTGCCCAATCCAAATCTCATGGGAGGACGAGCCATACGATATGGTTGAACATGGCTTATTCCCTATATCTGACTTAAAAGTATTCCACGAAAGAGAGATCCTGTTATGACACTCCAAGAAGTTGATAAGAAAATCTCTGAGCTTCAGATTCTCCGAAAATCTCTTGAGAAAATGGAAATCAAGAAGTTCCAGGAAGAGGCAAAGAAAAATGTAGGCCGCTGCTTTATCCTAAACGGAAACTATCTGCGGATCATTGATATCCCCCGTGAGCAGTACGATCTATCCGGCCACTGCCACTTCAACCCCTATCAGTACCCGGCTCTCTACTTGGGGCATGACTGCGATAACGATGATATTGTCCCCTTCTATTGCGACACGGTGTTTTCCAGCATTCTGGGCGAAGCAAAGAACGCTTCTGGTATGAGTTTTAGAGAGATCTCAGAAGAGGAATTTATGGCGGAGTTTGACCGCTATGCGAAAGAACTGAGGGACACTCTGCTTATTTGCAACAGCACCATGGAGGAACAGGAATGAACCAACGTCGAAAACTAACCAAAGATGAGCGCATGGCGGTCTATAAAAAGGCAAATGGGCACTGCGCTTATTGTGGGTGTGAGCTGGAATACAAGGATATGCAGGTTGACCATGTTATCCCTATCAATGGTTGGTCAGAGCAAGGAGAGGATACGCTGGACAATATGCTTCCCGCCTGTAGGAGCTGCAACCACTACAAAAGTAGATCCACTTTAGAAGGGTTCCGCAAAATGGTAGAAAATATGCCGACTGTTCTTATGCGTGACAGCGTTACATATAAAAACGCTGTTCGCTTTGGCCTGGTCACTCCCACTCCACACCCAGTCAAATTCTATTTTGAGCAGATAGGACGGTGATAACAAAGTGGCAAAATACAAAATCGGGATAACCGAGGCCGGCGATGCAGGACTTGACCTTTCCTGGGTAGACAAAATGAGCCAAGTTGACGGTGCAATCCTAATAACAAAATGTGTATCGCCAGACTTTTATGACGCAGCACTCAAATATAAGGACAGTGTAATCATTCACACAACATTTACTGGATTTGGTCATTCTGTCTTAGAACCATTTGTTCCAGCGCCGTATGATGAATTTGATGCGATAACCACACTGGTCGATAGAGGTTTTCCAAAGAACAAAATTGTTGTAAGGATTGATCCAATCATTCCCACAAAGAAAGGCATAGAGACTGCGTATAATGTTTTCTTGACATTTATCGATCATGGGTTTAATCGATTCAGAATCAGCCTAATTGATATGTACCCTCATGTCAGAAGAAGATTTAAGAGCGCTGGCTTACCTCTTCCCTACGGAGAAAATGGCTTTACTCCAGACAAACAGCAGATTGCTCATGTTAATCAGATGATACGAGATGTAAAATCTTACTTTTCTAATTCAAGACAGTCAGATGGCATTAGGATTGAGTCGTGCGCTGAACCTGGATTAACAGAGGCTATTCAATGCGGTTGTATTTCTTCTTATGACTTAGCGCTACTTGGTTTACATGATGATAATGCAAATCAATACGGATTCCAAAGAAAAAACTGTATGTGTTATTCTGGGAAAATGGAACTGCTCAATCAAAAACATCCATGCGCTCACCAGTGCCTATATTGCTATTGGAGATATCCAGGATGGCAAGAAAGCCACAGTAGAGATATCGCAGATATGTGAGGGAATGCAAATGCCTTGTTATAAATCCGGTGGCTGCGGAGCATATGAAATGCTATCATGCAATGAATGCCCAGCCAGCAAACCTGAATACCTTTTAAGAAGCAAACACCCATGCGATGGGTGCGATCATGGTTGGGGAACTGCAAACGAAAATGGAATTGAAGTTTGCAACGATACCTGTAAAGAGTTCAAAGATTGGAGTGAACAACAGGCAATGGCAAAGCTTTGTGGTCAATGTAATAAAACAGACGGTATGTGCTATACCAGCAATCCGCCAAAGGTAAAATGCACTGTGACCGGAGAATTTCATCTATACGATGACAAGTGCAATATTAAGTCGCCAAGAATTTGTGACGTTCTTGGAGTTGAACAGGGAGAGAAATTTTGCATCACATATACATCTCATGCTACAAGAATAACACGAATCTGCCGCATAGATGAAAATGGCGATATTGTAAGCGACGAAGGTAGGCTCCCAGCAGAGGCTTTAAGCCAGATTATTAACTACCCAGAGCGTATTGTAAAAACGGCTCCGCTTTCTGATAAGGAAATTGAAGCTATTAAAGCAATCAAGAACCTATTCCCAACTGCGGAATATGTAGAACACATCAAGAACAGCGATATTGTAGGCATTGGCAATAGTGAAAACGGTTGGATTGCCGACATCAACAACGCCCTCTTCCCTTCTCTAAAGCCTGGAGATCACATTGATATCGATGATGTGATGGCGGGAGGTTTAGACTGTGAATAAAGCCTTTATCGTTTTATGGATGATTTTCTTCCATATCGTTGATGACTACTACCTACAAGGATGGTTAGCCTCAGCAAAGCAAAAGCAATGGTGGAAAGAAAACGCTCCGCAGCCTCTATACAAATATGACTACATCTGGGCGCTCCTAATACACAGTTTCAGTTGGGCATTTATGATTATGCTTCCTATCGCTGTTACTATGTCGTTCAACATTTCTTGGCTCTTCCTGGTATACTTCTTACTCAATGTTTTCGTCCATGCTTTAGTAGACGATTTGAAAGCAAACCGTAAAAAGATAAATCTATGGCATGACCAGCTCATCCATATGGTGCAAATAGCTGTTACCGCTGCTGTTATGCTATTTTGAGAGGATGGTGGCAAATAATGAGATACAAGTTTTGGTTTGAGGTAAATATCCCAAACGAAAATGCGTCCGATGAGGAAGTACAATCACTATTTCAAAATGTTGCAAATGCCATTCAATCTGTATGCCCGTTTGATGATGAAGATTGGGATTTCTGTATAGCACATGACGAATTTTGAAATATAGAAAACTCTCCCACTAAAAAATGGGAGAGTCTGACTGGCGTTTCATTCTTCTCTTTCCTGCTCGTTCTTCCAGCACTCCGGGCAAGCGGGATTCCCATTGTCGAGAATCTGATATTCCTCTGCTGGGAACTGCTTACCGCAAATCGGACAAGTCATCATTTCCGCCAAGATTTCCACCTCCTTAACCTAAGATACTTTTATTTTATGAACTCCAGCATCGTTTGTCAATTAGAGGATTGCTTATGAGCACTATTACAGGGACGATTGATCCTGGTGTGATATCTATGGTGAAGTTCTTTAATGAAAATGGACTTCCAACGCATATGTCATGCCAGGGTCATAACAAAACCAATATGTCAATGTTCTGGATCGAATTTGACAGATCGGTAACAGAAGATAATATCTTAAATTTTATGAAAGACCACCTAAACGCACAAGGAACATTTGTCTCATGTGGCCGTTTTGCCAAGCGTCTCATTGGTTTTTATAATGCCAAAACCACTGAATGGAGTAAGGCAGAATCATGGTGTTATTTTGCAGCTACAGTCGATGCCGCAGATGCAGACTTGCAAAGTTGGCAGCAGGGCGAAAATGGCTTTGATGGCGTAAACGGTGAACACTACCAGGCATACCGTTCTAAAACGAGAGGGTGATTTTATGAGGCACATCAAATGTACATGCGGATTGTCAGATGGTAATGACGATAAAGTAATTTTCTGTACAATCGAAAATATTAGCTACGATAGGAAAGAAATCATTGTACGAGAAGTACGACAATGCGATATCTGCAACAGAAAGTATGCGGTACTTCTGCACTATTGTCTTTCGTATGAAGAAATGAAAGGTTAAATTTGGTGGTGAATAAATGGCAGAATATCATGTTGGCTGTGGAGCGTTTGCTATCTATGCGGGAACGCTGAACAGTAGAAACAAAAATATGTGGCAAAACAAAACAGAGTGTACAGACGAGGCAATTTGCGCTGTAAGAGATTACATGGTGTCTGAGCTTCTTGGTGGTATCGACTGTCGCAAAGCAACTTCGAGCGGTTATGAATGGACACTAAAAGATGGACGCACAGTGGAACTTAGGGTAACGATAAAAGATTAGTTTGGTGGTGATAAAGTGGAGTTCTCAAGTTATGAAGATATGAAGAAATTTGAGGCAGAGCGAGAACAGTTCTATCTTGATTTCCTCGATATTTGTCATTCATTTGACCCATTCCGTTTCAAGTTTTATAAGAGACTTTTTCTCGAATCATTCCACCCCAAATACCGCTCTCAGAAAAAGTTATACGATGGTTACTACGGTGGCTGGTGGCGTGATAGCGACGGACGCCCATGCGCAAATCCTATTCAGCTTATTGATATTGATTCTGTATCTGATGGGGAAATTTGTATAGAGCGTGACGATAGCTGCATCTATGCGGTTTATCTGAAGAAAGATGGTTGTCTGGTTAAGATAGACCCGCAGATAATGTGGCAATAAAACAGAACTTTGGTGTGGAGGATTATTATGTCGGCTATTGGAAGCGCGATTGCTATAACATGGGCGAAATTTGGACTCAAAATTGAAAAAACGATAGAAAATCAGGATATGCTTGAGATTTATATTAGCGTACCTGAAAGGAGTTTCCATCAAAATGCTTCTGGCGAAGAGATGTCCGGTATGACACTGGCAAAAAGGTTCAAAACAACTCTGGTCGAGATGGGAGTAAAAAGACTTACCGTCAAATCTCGTATACGGATCGGAGAAGTTTGGACAAAAGAACTGTCAGATGAAGCGGAGCTTAATATGAGAAAACAGTTGTTTGGAAGTCAATATTGATAAAATAAAAACGGGGTGCAGCGCACCCCGTTAAAAAATCACTATAAATCGAACAATCGTTTCTATACTCAGATCTCTTCACCAGTCTCTTTATTGATAAGCCTACCTTCATATCGGTATCCAAGTGCCTCAGCGATCTCCACCAATTCCTTTTCGCTGAAGTTGTCCCGCTTGAACTTTCCGCTCAGATTTTGAGAGGTACAGCCTATGGCGGCAGCAAGGTCTTTAACGCTTTTATTCTGCTTGATTAAGGCAATGCGGATCTTCTCTGTCATCATGGGCTTCCCCTCCCCTATTATCTTAATTGTAAACTAACGCACGAATAAAATCAACGCTAAATTTCAAAAGTAACTTTTCAGCGATTTTATCCCTTGACGAATTTCGCTCTTTGATTTATCATGTAATTGTAGAGTGAATTTATTTTCTTAAATCTTACGAAAGGAGAGAATGTCATGGCCGGTCAAAAACGAACCGACAATAAAGGCCGTATTCTTAAAGACCGTGAAACTCAGCGCAAAGATGGCACCTATCGTTTCACCTACACCGACGCAGATGGCAACCGGCACGATGTATACAGCAGGCGGCTTGTGCCAACTGACCGCCTCCCTCCTGGTTGTAAGGACGATCTAAGCCTTAGAGAAAAGGAACGGAAAATCATCCGTGACCTTGAAGATGGTATCAAAGCCACCGTAGAAAACAGGGCTACTTTGAATGACCTATTCAATCTCTATATTTCCAATAAGCCAGAGCTGAAACAATCCACCCGTGCCAACTATCTCTATATGTACAAAAAGTATGTCCAGGACGATATTGGCAAGAAGAAAATCTCAAGTATTAAGTATTCAGATGTCAAGGCTTATTATAACCGCCTTATCCGAGAGCAGGGATTTAAGCCAAACTCCATGGAGATCATTCACACCATCATCCACCCTGTCTTTACGATGGCCGTGCGTGATGGTTATATCCGTATCAATCCCGCGACCGGCGCTATGGCAGAAATCAAGAAAAGCAACAATTGGGAAAAGCCAAAGCGTCACGCTCTGACTAAAGCAGAGCAGGCAGCTTTCATCGACTATATTAAAAGCAGTAAAATTTATAACCACTGGCTTCCGCTCTTTACTGTTCTTCTGGGAACTGGTTGCCGCATTGGTGAAGTCATTGGCCTGCGCTGGGAGGACTGCGACTTTGAGGACGGGATTATCAGCATCAACCACCACATGGTATATCGGAAATATGAGGGTGAATCCAAAGCCCGTTTCCATATTGAAACGCCAAAGACAGAGGCCGGCACCCGTATCGTCCCCATGCTGGAAGAAGTCAAAGAGGCGCTGCGCACAGAATGGGCAAAGCAAGGAATCATAGGCTTTAACGAGTCCATTATAGACGGCTATACGGGATTTATCTTTCAAAATCGGTATGGCGATCCGCTCTCCCCTCACAGTGTCAACCGCGCCATTGACCGCATTTGTGCTGCCTATATCGAAGACGAAACTATTCAGGCCGACAGAGATGGCCGCGATCCCGTTCTGATCCGCCACTTCTCTGCCCATAATCTCCGTCACACATTCTGCACCAGGTATTGCGAGGTTGAGAAAAATATCAAAGCCATTCAGGAGATCATGGGACACGCCGACATTGAAACCACCATGAACATCTACGCTGAAGCCACAAAGGAGGTAAAGAAACAATCCTTTGCGAATCTCGAAGGTAAAATCAAGATATCTTGATGGGAGGGATTTTTGTGGGCAAACTCGTTGACTTATCTGGTAGGACATTTGGCCTGCTTACTGTTTTGCAGAGAGTAGAAGACCGCAAGCCAGGTCGCCCCATGTGGCTTTGTCAATGCGAGTGTGGGAATACCGTCGTTGTATCGTCTACTAATTTACTCAAAGAAAATGGAACAAAGTCATGTGGGTGCCTACGACACAAGCAATCTCCCACCCTCATTGATTTAACTGGTGAAGTCTTTGGAAAACTCACTGTAATCCAGAAAGATATTGCCACTGAAAGCGGAAAGGCAAGGTGGATTTGCAAGTGTGAATGTGGCAACACGGTATCCGTTCTATCAGACAGTCTTAGAAAAGGTAAAACAAGATCCTGTGGTTGCTCCCAGTTCCAACTCCAGCATGACCTTACAGGCCAGACTTTTGGCTATCTCAAAGTAATCGAGCCAGTGCAGAATGAACGGATCGCCGGCAATGAAACCAGATGGAAATGTCTCTGCCAAAACTGTGGTCGTACAGTGGAAGTCGGTAGCTATTGGCTGCGACACAGCGATCCATACGGACACTGCAAATGCACCAGATTTAACAAGCCTCAATAAAAGCCCGTAGACGGCTCTCAGAGCGCTCAATGCCTTTACTGGTGAAACTACACTCCTAAAGCTTAATCGTCGCTCCTGGGCTATCCTGGGCTGCGCACGAGAAAAAAATAGGGTACAGATTTCCTCAACGGATTTCTGTACCCTTGTTTTATGAAAAAAATAGAGAGCCGGCATCAAGCCAGCTCCCTAAATTCAGTCGGATTTTGCTTTTCGGTTCTACCACATTTTCATGTGGTATTTTCGGCAAATGTGGTAACGCTGTGGTAAGATAAAAACACGATCCAGCAAAAGCACAATATATAGTGTTTGTTTTAATCAAAATCACTCTATATCGTGTGTTTTGAGCGAATTAGTCACCCAGAGGCTTCATTGTGGGGAACTTCACACCGTATACTTCATCTTTGTTCATCATGTGTGATTTCCGCCTTTCAGACACGAAATCAAGAACTTTTCTCAGTATTTTGAGTTCGTCTTGTTGCGTCTTGTGTTAAGCAAATGTGGTAGAATTTGTGGTAATCTGGATGCCACAGCGCAAAAGCCTATACCATATAATAATAGCCACATCTTTTGCCATTATATATCACACGGCCTACTCTGTCAAATCCACAGCGTAAAAATGTGGGGAGAGTTTTTAAGCCCCTCCCCTATTCATTATACACTGTATCCACGAATATCTTCAATAAACGAATGGTTTCTCAGATGATTTTCATATGCCTCTCTGATGATTCTGATAGCAATATCAACCTCACCATTCGTCATGCCATTTGCGCTGATAATTGCCTCATACTCTTCGTACAGCTTGAAGATACGATTGAACCGCTCCTTTGTCACTGGCTTTGTTTCGTCAATGACCATTGAAGCAAAACTAATAATCGCATTACGTTTATTGTCAACGAGGATGGAAAGCGTGTCGCTATTGTTTTTGTCCAGCTTTCTATCAAGTTCGGCCATGCTTGCATCATATTGGTCAAGCTTAGAATTTACCCTCTTGATCCACTCGTCGCGCATCTGAATATTATCCGTACTGTAATGCTGATTGAGTTCGTCCATGGTGGCCTGCACCCGATCAAGAGTCTTTTCCATTTTCTGCATCATCTCTCGCTCTTTTTTACGACGAGTAAAGATTTTGCGTACTTTGACAAACTCAGGTACAACCTCCCCTTTGAACTCTAAAATCTCCCCTACCAACTGCATAATAAGAAAGGCACCAATCAGAACGATTGCCACCTTTACTGGAATGTTCAAATATTCAATGTAATCAAGCATTCTTGAACACCCAACCTTTATTCAGCAGGTGTTTCAGTTGGGGCTTCTGAGTTATTTACAACCTTGCTCATATCACATAGACTATCAATTAGCTGGCTGATTGCCTCGATATCGATATCGTAGTTAATACTGTCCGCAGATCCTTTAATCATGGCAAGCACCCATTCTTTTCGATCTGCGCCTTTCTCAAACATACTCTCAGCAGTTTTCATCAAATCCATGACCATATCGAGCATCTTATTCCAGTTCTTCTCCTTCACTGCCTTTTGCACATATTCCACAAGCTTTACAACCAGCGGAATAGCTGCGGCAAGTCCAGTAAGAATGGAGATTACAATCTCTACCCAATTCAACTCCATAACCTTTTCCTCCTTATAAAATAAAGAGCAACAGCATCCGGCAGAATACTGTTGCTTATATCAAATGGAAGGACTATCTACGCTTCCCAAATCAGATGTATTTGCGACAAAGCGATTTGCTTTTGCTGCCGCATATTTTATTCCTTCACCGTCTGCGCTCGTATTTTCAGCACGGCTCTTATCTACAATCCGAGCTAAAACAATGCTACACGCAGTTCCAATCGGTGTGAAAACTACAGTCCAACATGTAAGCGCTCCTGTGTACCCTGTTGCGATGCTTTTCACCGCAAGATAAAAGCCGCCGGCCAAACCAGCGGCAAGAAATACCATGATGTAGAGAGCAAGGCGATTTGTGAACCCAAGGTTTTTTAGATGGGCAAACAACCCCTTTTTCTCTTTTCGTCTAACTCTTCTCCCCCTGGTGCTCGAAACCGCCATACCAACACCACCTTTTCAGATTACGCCAATCCGTTCTTCTGAGCAAAGTTATAGAACAACTGCGCGGCCTGCTCACGGGTCAGCATATCAGCCCACATATAATTTGGTGTTCCATCTGGCAGATTGCCACTACCAGCAAATAGCCCAGTAGATGTTGCCCAATCACGAGCAGCTTTGCTCCAATCTCCGCAATCGTTGTCTCTTAGTTCTGCACGATACTCATTCATCAATTTCTTAAATGTATCCAAAGTCATATCTTCATCATCCTCCGTTACTGGTGTCGTGGATGCGATCTTCTCTGTCCATTCAAGAGAAACCCATCCGGTTCCTGTAAAGCCCCATCCAGATTGCTCCTTAGAAATATTCAAGATGGTTCCTTTTTCATAGGCCATAATGACGGTTCCGTTAATAGGGGCAGTTCTACAATTTAGTCCGGCATCGGCTGTAACTTTTACCTGGTAGCTTACAGCTGTGCCAGTGTCTACGCTTCCGCCTGCCAAGCGTCTGTTTACCTCAGCTACGATTTGCGGGTGCAAATTATAAAGGTAATTACCTGGGCAAGCTTTATTTGCAAACCATCTATGTACGGTCAAAACCATCTCATTTGATTTAGGCGTATAAGCCAAAGTCTTTGCTTTATCACCAAACCAGACAACTTTGTTTTTACCGTTACGCTTGCAAATATCTGTCACCAAATTCAGCAGACCAGCATATGCGGCGCTGGTTACTGCGTATGGATCGGTGGTGTCACTTGCTACCTCGATAGTGACGGCTCTGTTATCGTTGGCCGCTGAAGAAGTACACCACGAGCGGTCTTTCTCTTCCACATACATACCAACTCTTCCGTCATATCCAATGCCGTAGTTTGAAGAAGCCTCTCTTGAAGACGGAGCAAAAACACTTCCAAGGGACTGAATGCTAACCTGACCAACTACACAGTGAATTGAGATCCTGTCAATCGCATTTCTTCTTGGAGATGATCTGTTTGGTGAAATTCTTGTGTATTCTACGAGTGGACTGTTGCTCATCCCAACATTCCCTCCTTCCTGGGCTGCGCCCGCAAATTGGTTGTAATAGTTCTGGCCGTAAGAAGCTCGTTTGTTCTGTACAGATACACTTTGATCAGCTGGCCTCTCAAATTGGAGCAATACAGCATTAGAAGCCTGCAACACAGAGGTCGCAGACTTCAATATGGACAAAACGCTTTTATAGCCAGAACTCAGCTCTTGAAATAGAAATTCCAACTGCATTGTGAGATCCCCAATAGATCTTCCAGTGGATTTTGCATAGTCGTAAAGACCTTGCTTTCTGCTCCAGAAAGTCCATTGCGCAAGACCATATCCGGCGCTATCGTGAACAAAATTTCCATAGCGTCCAGCGTCAACAGCAGCCGTATACTCATCGTCCGTCATGCCGAACTTATTGTTATATGTGTTCTGAAGATTTGTTGGAGAAAGACCGGACTCAGCATATAAATTGCCCATAAGCCCAGCAGCCCCATAATCATTCAACCCTCGTGATTTCAAGAACTCCCAAATTGTTTTATCGTTTGCCATTTTTGCACCTCCCGATAAAAACAAAGGTTATTCAAACCCATCCTCATCGTCACCCTTACCATCACCCTCGCAAAATTTTGCAATGGTATCCTCATCTACAACGTCTCCCTCTTCGTCGTAGATAAATCCGGTCTCTTCGTCGTAATCAAGATGACCAACATAGGGTAGATCATCATCAATTTCTTTGTTGTAATAACGCATGTTCAGCGTAGGTTTTGTTTTGTTATCCATAAAGAAATCCTCCTGTTACACAAATTTGTAATGCGGCTTTTCTTCATTGAAAATCCAATATCTTAAATAATCATCGAGAATAATCGCTAAGCATGAAATGATTATCCATAGGAGTGAAAACGGTAAACAGATTTGTCCAAGGATATTAAAAGGGAGTGTAGAATAATCCCACACTCCCAAACCAAGCCAGATATTCACAATGACACCAGTGATAAATTCACAGGCAGTTATAATGACAGATCCGATTAAAGATTGCCATAATAAACCAAAATCCCATGGAAACACTTCATTGATTAGCCCGATGACCACGAAGCAAATCCCGCCAAGAATAAACATAGAAATATGGCTATGCCCTCTCCATATCAATTCAATAATTACATAGGTAATACCTCCGATAATAGCGAGGATCGCTTCTTTAATGGTAAACCGAGCACTCATAAACTATCACGCTTGATTGGTTGCTGCGGCCTGCTGCATTCTACCTACAATCGCTTGCATCTGTTGCTGTGCCACAGCCAGTTTCTCATTCATCTCTGTCAGATAAGGCTCTGGCAAGGTCATACCATATTGAATAGCTGACACTTCCTCCGCACTGGTTAATGTCTGTACATACTGCTTCAGCTCATTATGGTAGGTAGTCTGAGTTGTGATAAGCGTCTGTGCCGCAATATAGATAGCTGCAATTTCGGCTGCGGTATAAATACGACAAACACCGCCATCGGCCTGATACGGGAACTCTGTACCGCCCAACTCAACAACACGAAATAGGTTGTTGATATTACTCTGATCCTCAATACTCAAATTAAAGTGAACGTTCTCTTCACCGAACTTAATGTCTACACCGTTCACAATAACCGCATTACAGGCATTAGAAATTTCGGACAGCTTTGCAGACATCACAACGGACAGTGCATTGTCCTCGCCCACAATTTCAATAACATCTGTAATTGTAATCCAATCCTTTGCTACTGCATTTAAGAGGCCGGTAGTATCAAGCAGACCTTCCTCATACATGTTTCTTAGCTTTTCTTTCATTAGTTTTGCACCCCCAATGCAGAAAGAATGAGATCGTCCACAAGACTGCCTTGTTTTGCTAAAACAGCGCCGCCGTCAATCTCAGAAACAACAACTGTTTCAGCCCCCTCAATCTCATCGTGGCCGACCAGATTATAAGGAACGCTGTTCACAGCAACACCGATTGCGTGTTTTTGATCAGCAGGGACAAAGCACCCACTATTTCCATACCGGATAAATTCGATGGTATCAGTTACACCAATCTCTGTACCATCTGATACTTTAATAATTCGATACATTACCGACCCTCCTTTGCGCCAATCAGATTTGCAATATACTTCAAGTCTTCGATATCAGCGTTGTAGAAATCGTGGTTCCAAAGCCAATAGTCCTCGTGCCCCGCTTTCTTATACTTTTGACAAAGTGTATCCTCCCACACCTTGTCCCAACGGTTCTGATAGTTAGAATCCCTACGCTCAAGCGTATTCTTGATTGCTCTCACAAGATTTCCGCGCCGAACTCCATTCCCATCGTCATTCTGAGAAAAGTAGGTGTGTGCATTGTTGCTGGTAACAGAGCAAATTGGTCTTCCCTGATAATAGAGAAATCTTCCATCCACGGATACCTCTGTACCATATGGAAGATTGACATACCCACCAATACCCTGAATCTTGGCGCGTCTGTTTGTGATATAAGTTTTGTATTCCACTAAAAACCCTCCAAAATAGAGAAAACACCCAGAGAATAAAACTCTGAGTGTTTCCAAAATTTAATATGAAATTAGGTTAATTATAGCCTGCCTCAGTTGGTAGGTATAATGTAGAAGCCTTATCCCGCCATCTTCAGCGGAGCAGCCTCACGGTATTTGTTGAAAATAGCGTAGTGCATTCTTCTCAATTTCAGGAGCCTCCCATGGTCGTTAAAGGTACGATAATATGATGTCTGGGACTCCATGTACTGATCGATTTCCTGAAGTGTTTTCTTTCCTTCAAGGAATTGACGATGGAACAACTTCAATTTTCTACGCGCCCGTTTTACACCGTCTCTGCACCCGTTGACTTTGATTTTGCCAGTCTCAGTCAAAGTAAATCTCGCCTTACAAAATCTGAATGGCTTTGTAAGAGGAATGATTTTGCACTTTCTCTTGTTGACCAGAATGCCGGCCATCTCAAAGCGCTTAATGATGATTCTGGCAATTCTTTTGAGTTCTTCAACATCTGGTAGGATGATATAATAGTCATCCATATAGTGCCCAGCACAGTGAATCCCAAGCTGGCATTTGATAAAGTTATCAATGTCGCTGGGCAGAGATACCATCTCCTGCTGGCTTGGTTCAACACCAAGCGGCATTCCCCGGCCAGGTACAGTACACGGCGATTCCGTAACAATCAGATCCGCAAGCGCTCTTAACCTATCGTCCGTAATAAATTTCTTGTGTCTTTGATAGATCAAGTTTCGGTTGGCGTTTGGGAAGAACCCTTTGAGGTCAAGCAGGAATACCGCTCCTTCCCTACCATACCTGCGGTAATGCCAAGAGAGCTGTTTCTTCAGCCGTTTGAAATGCCAGTGCAAACCCTTCCCCTTCTGACTCGCTCCATTGTCATAAATCATACTGGGCGTGTACAGCGGGGACAAAACCTTATTAGTTTCTAATTTGTGGATTTGTCGGTCTTCAATGTGCGGTGCATCGATTGGTCTGACCTTGCCACGCTCATGCAGAGTAAAATGAGCACATTTTCTTGGTTTCCACTTACCTTCCAGAATAAGCCGTCTTCTCTTGGCTGTTCCAGAAAGTAAGTGAAGCTCAAAATTTTGAGTTGATTGCTTCCACCTTACACCGTTGCAGCACTTCTTACCCCAATAAAACATATCGCGGTAATTAAAAACTTCTTCAAGTGTTCCAACGGCCTGGCTTCGCATCCATCGTTTCATTTGTCGCTTTCGTTTCCTGCGACGGTAACGCGCCTCGTGGCGCTCTTCGCTTGTCATAATAAGTTTTCGCCTTTCGCATAGTTGTTTTGTAGGTGCGCATCTAAACTACTTTGATCCCACACATGAAACGAAGGTAGCGCAATTCTTCGCCATGCAAGCAGCGTCCGTGTGTGATCGTCGTAAGGCAGTTTTAAGGACTTTCACCCAGGGAAGTACGTCTCCTTTTGCGAAGGTCGTCTTTCGCCTATTGGCTACTCCATTTGACCTCGCATCGCAAAAGCCGGGCAGCAACGCCAACGAACAGTACGCATCGTTATAGTTGGCCGAGCCATCCGTGGTCACATAACAGAAAATGCCGTTATCGTAGTAATTGGCGGAGCGGAGCCACCAGTAAACCTACAGGAGAGCGTGAACACGTAACAGTCTCACTTACAGACGTACACCCAATAATTTAATTATTGCTTTGCTTTTGATTGTCCAACAGACTTGATATTGCCTTTGATTAGCTCATCCTCATGGTCAATCATCTCACCAAGATTTGCCGCCATGCGGTCAAGCTTTTCAATGGCCTCTTTCGAGCCTATCTGCCTACCACTGCTTGTTGTAAAACACCCTTCTGGATTTTGCATCATCACGGTATAGCAGTGGGTAAGCCTTACATCCAGCGCTTTTAGAGATGCTCTTGCCTCTAACAAATGTGCCTTTCTCAAATTGATCCGCTGCTCGTCAGACGGGAAGATGCTGTTGGCCTTTTCACAGTGGTCAACAACCTCGCCGGCCAATTTAGCGACTGGTTCAGCCAGAAGCCGGGCATACCTGGCAGACATTCTTGTTAGAAAGTTGAGTGTTTCAACATAAATCTGATTTGCCGTATTGACAAATTCAGCTTTACTAACCGTTCTCTTTGCTTTTAGTACAGACAATATTTCACCTCTTTTAATTGCTGGATTTACGCTTATTCAGGTTTTTCTTCCTCGATATGATCCGCCCCTTCTTTTTCGATGTCCTCCAAATGCTTGAGAAGGACATACTCAATATAATTTGTCATGGAGCGGTGTTCACGAGCCGCAAGCGCCCCTATTTTATCGAAAACCTCATCTGAAAGACGCAGCGTAAATACTCGTTTGTTTGTTGGCATATTTGAACCTCCATCTCTATGACTTGCTATTATTTTAGGCTTATTCTTAGCTTTTGTATGCAGTCATAAACCTGTCAAGTGATAGCACTTTAGAGAATAGAGGAAATTTATAAAAAATTCGCGGCGGCGCTTCGCGCCGCCGCTTGATATCCCGTATCTTCCGTTGGCTCTCCTATCGGAGAACCCGCCCACTGACGTGGGCGGGATAGATCCTGGATACACTGCGGTGGATTAGACAGCAAAGCCGGGCAGCAACGCCAACGAACAGTTCGCACGGTAATAGTTGGCCGAGCCATCCGTGCCCACAACACAGAAAAAGCTGCCATCGTAGTAATAGGCGGAGCGGAGCCACCAGTAAACCGCCGTACCCGTAGCGTTGTACTTGTAAGCAACTTTGCTGTTACCAGACTTGAAATACTGGTATTGCGCCTGGTAGTTTTGCTCGTAAGAGTTGGCATAAGTACGAGCACCCTGAACCTCAAACTCCGCAAGCAACCATAGATAATCCGTAGTAGCAGTAATATAAGAAGCTTGGTTTCCGCCGCCATTTGCGGTATTATCCGTATACTTTGTCACCGACTTCATAACCGCCCTCAAATCAGCGGGAAGTGCAGCAATAAAGCTGTTTGCAAGAGGGTTGGACGGGGTATTGCTGTTTCCAAGAATGGTCTTACGCATATAGCTGTTATTCCAACCACCAGAGTTTGTGCTACTGGTGTTCATAACAAAACTGCCAGAACCACCAGACGGCCATCCGGCATCCGGGCCGTACTTACTGTCAAACAACCCAACCATCTTTCCGCTCTTCTTACCAATGATAAAGTGAATGCGGTTAGATCCCTCACGAGAGCTGTTGTGATTAAATCCGGCAATAAAAGCATCAATGGAAACGCTGGAGAAGTTAGTAGTTCCAATTTTGCCATTGATAGTAATGGTCTTGGTATCACCAACATCCCAATAATTATCGCCCTGCCCACTATCAGAAACAGCCTTGATAACTGCCCAGGAGTTCTCATTCAAAACATCACTAACGAACTCAGCATTGACCGTAACCGTCTTATTTGCCGGAGCAGTATAGTTTGTACCAGCGGCCACTTTAACCGTAATAGTGGTGTCACCACTTGTCTGATTGACATTATTCACGGTGATAACATTCCCGCTTACGCTGACCGTAACGATACCAGTGTTATTTGACACTGCGGTAATTGCGCCATCACCAGGCCGTGTAACGGTAATCTGAGCAGTTGGGTGTTCCATGTCCAATGTGACCGTTTGCGGACTCACACTCAAGCTGCCTGCGGCCTTATTGATCGTCCAGTTGACAGTCTTTGCAGCCGTAGTCTCGTCACTCCACATATAGTCATCCTTTGGAGTAAAGGAGGCGCTATAAGTGCCAGCATTGGTTTGCCCAGTGACGCTCAAAGTCATCTTGTTTGTGTCATAGTTGCTAAATGTAGGAGTCTGGGCACTCCCGTTATAAGTAAGAGATCCACTTTGAGAAGGAACCGTAGCGATCACCATGCGGTTAGCTTCTCCAGTGATTCTATTACTTGCGTTTACATTTACCGCACCATCCGTAGATACCGGGAAGAAAGACACATAATAGGTCGTGCCGTTTGTAAGCCCTGTCACGGTCAACGGTGTGCTTGCATGGGCGTTTCGCGTGGTGCTGGTATAGGTATAAGCCGCATCTTCATCGTCTGGAGAGGTAGCGTATTCGCCCTCCTTAACCACAACAACGGTCTTCTCCCAGGTTGCCAGGGTAAGTCCATCGTCTACAATGGTAGCTGCTGGATCAGTCCATTTAATCGCAAGCTTGCCATTACCAGCCGGCGTTGCGCTCATGCTGGATACATTGCCCATAGTAGGAGCATTTGGAGTTGCAGTGAACTCACAATCCTCATGCTCGGTATAAGTGTTTGTCGTTGTATATGGGAAGAATTTGTAGTAATAGACTGTGCCATCGGTCAAACCGCTATCGCAAAAATATTGGTTCTGATACTGGTTACGAACCTTGCTGTCTACGACCACAGTACCGTCACGTCTGCTGACAGGCATAGAGCCGGCCTTACGAACAAGCAGAGTGCCCGCCCATTCAGCAAGGGTAGATTCAGCAACAACCAGGTCTTCAGGATCAGTCCACTTTACATACACCTTCCCATGTGAAACCTTAGTGACGATATTAGAGACAGCGGCCAACTGAAGCCCGCCTCCGCCATTTCCGCCACCAGATGGAAAGTTAGAAATAATAGGCATTTAGATGTCCCTCCTTTTATCCTAATAGAATCACTACAACCGGGATGTCCACGTCTGGCATTTCACCATCAGCAGCAATAGTAAGCTGTCCTTCGCTCTGTCCAATGACAGAAAGCATTGCCATACGAGCTGCGTCCCGTTGCTCAATCGTTGCATTTTGCGCCACCGAAATATTTCCGTTTTGATCTGCGCCAAGCCCCTCTACGGCCAAAGTCTGCGTGAACGGAGAGTCAATCCCGCTCCATGCAGATGCAAGTAGAGTCCCAGTCACCTTTCCGCTTTTCTGAGCCATCGTCCCAAGAGCAGTGTCGATCTTGACCATATTGGAATTGTCGGTTCCATTGATTTTTTCGCGCCAATCCTGGAATCGTGCAGAAGCATCGTCTTCCAAATAAAGCCCATAATTAGGGGTCTCACTCATTGGTCAACACCCCTTTCTCAATGAAGCAAAATTACTACGATTGGAATATCACAAGTCGGTACATCACCAAATGCCGCAATCGTCAATGTGCCATCGCCCTGACCACATACATAGAGTTCAGCGCTCTTTACAGCTTCCAACTCCGCGTCGGAAATCAGCTGGCTAATGCCAACAACACCGTCTGTATCTGCGGTCATGCCCTCAATCGCCACAGTCTGTTGGCCGGCACTCCATGCAGACGCAAGCAGAGTAGCGGAAACATCCGAGCTACCGCCTCCTGTGTTTGGGTTGATGCGATGTCTCTTCTGCTCCCCGTTATCCTCAGAGTCGATATAAAAGCCTCCATCGTCTGGGGTAAAATACGCCCACCCGTCATGGAAAGACGTTACATCTGTTGAGATACGGGAGCTGTCGCCTTTCAAAATCTTAAAAAGAGCCATTCTTTTTCCTTACCTCCGTTCTACAGAGAAATGAAAAGAGGGCGGGTGTTACCCCGCCCCCAAATATGGGAAATCTGAAATTGTCTATCTGCTATTAGAAGCTGCCCCAAGTTAGAGCATTATCGGTGTACTCTTTGGCATCTGCAAGAGCACCAGCGGCAGAACCAGCGGCATCATAGTTGGAAGCCAGGCCATCGGCATAGTCCTTAGCGTTCTGCTCCATGGCATCCCACTTGGCCTTGTCGCCGTTAGCAATCTTGTCCAGCTCGGTAGCATTGGCGTGAGTGTGCTTCTTCGCCACAGCATCAGCAAGGTTAGCCTCAGTCTGGGTATAAGTATCCAGCAGCTCCTTGTTGGCATGGGTGTGACTTGCGCCCTCCAGGGTAGTCACACGGCCAGCCAAAGCAGTCAGCTGAGCGGCAGTAGCGTAGTCACCAATGTTCAGGGCGGCAATCGCATCGGTCACATAGGCAACCACAGTGGCTTTCTCGCCAGACTCGGTATCACCGATACCATCCAAGATACCCTGTAGGGCAGTAATGGCAGAGTTCATTGCGGCAGCATCGTCACTGTGGCTGGAAATCCAGTCAGAGATCTCCTTCAAGGTATCGAAAGACTCAGGCGCATCAGCGATCACCTTAGCAATCTCATCAGCAACGGTCTTCTTCACAGAACCCTCAACAGTGGCCTCGCCGTTCAATACACCGATTGCATTAGTGTTGGCCTGAACTTTAGCCTTGATCTCGGTATCGTCGTAAGTAGCTGCCTCCTGAGCTTCCTCAATCATCTGAACGACGGTCTTGCTCTCAGGAACAGTACCAACTTTGGCCTCCAGCGCGTCAACCTCAGTCTGTACAGCAGCCGCCTTTTCATCGGCGTACTTCTTAGCACCCTTTAGGGTATCCATGTCAGAAGTATCATCAGCAGTACCAACATTGGCCTTTCCGTTAATCTTGGTCGCAAGAGTGGCCTCCAGATCAGACTCAGCAACCTTGTCCTTTGAGGCAAGAGCGCCCAGTCCCTCAATAGAACCAGCAGCCACATCTGCAATCTTGGTGTCCACATAATCCTTCACGTTGGCATAAGGGGTGTCGCCATCCTTATTGCCCAGCTCACCAATAGCCAGATCAATGGCGTTGCTTACATCCTCAGCGGTAGTGTGAGTAGCGCCCTTGGTCAAGGTGATCTTACGAGTTGCAGGATCGTAAGAAGCGGCGGTTACGGCGTTGCCATCGCCCACAACCTCAATAGAGGTAGCGCCAGTATCAAGGTTGATCTGTACATAGGCAGAGCCGTTCCACTTTGCCAGCACATTCAGGTCTGTGATGTAGTACAGAGCGGTAGTGCTGGGATTGGTGTTGGCCTGAAGAGCTTGCAGGGTTGCGAACTCCTGAAAGTCGCCAATGCGGATACGGGTAGAACTATCAACGTCCAAATAAATAGCCCGCTCGTCAGTAGTTACATAGAAAGCACCTTCTGTATAAGTTTTGGGCAAATTAGCCAATAGACCTTTCTTAAAAGCAACAGTAGCCATTATTTAATCACTCCTTTTTTCATATCAAAATTTACATTGTTCCCCATTCAAGGCTTTCAGAAATGCTCTCAATCTTCTCTGGATCAATAGAGTCAAGCTTTTGTTTGTCTGCAAGAGACATCAAGCCGGCAGCAGACTTTCCATCTGCTCCATATCCAGCTCCAATCAAAGTAAGAACTCCATGCTGGACATTGGGGGAATATGTCCCGTCTTCCTGTTTCGTAAAAATACGGATCTCTGCGGTATTAGTGGTTTCAGTGCGTTGTACATTTACAATTTCACTGAGGATTTCATCTGGCATAGAGTCGATAACTTCCTGCACCCCAGATACATCAGGGATATCCCCGATAGTTGCAATCTCATGCTCAGGATCATCAGCCACATAATCAGCGGATGCCTTGTCCTCCGCATTATGATAGAAAATACCCTTCTGATACACATTGATACGAGAGCCAATCCAGTTGCCATCTACATTCTTATCAGCATAAATCTGGGCAACCATACCGTTCTCGCCGCCATCGTTTACTCCAACAAATGACTCTGTGCCATCAGTATGATGGAATTTTGCACCGCCGCCAGTAGGCTCGTTCTGGATAATTGCTTCTCCATTCTGGCTTTCAATTACCTGAACCACAAAATCGCTGGTGTCAATCAAGCCTTTAGCTGGAATATAAATGTGAGAAGACGCGCTATCATTCAGCTGCAAGTCAATATAGGTATCCCCAACTTCAGCCCCTTCATATGGCTGATCTGCTTCAGTTACTGTTTTGACTGAACCACTTTGCACAACCAAATCTTTTGGGATGTTGATTGAGTCGCCAACATATGTGGTTTCATCTCCCAAAGTTCTCTTTAGACGATAAGTTGCAGCGTATCCTTCTGTTGCTTCTCCTTGCTTCTCAATCGCAAACTCTGGGGCTTGAGTGCCTGTGGCAAACAAACCGTCAGTTTTCAGTACAATGCTATTGCCAGCTTCTTTAGATAGCTGTACGCCGATTGTCTTTCCGTCTTCACCATCAGCAATAATGACTGACGCATCTACTGGAGTAAGCCCAGTCAATGTACCAGGAGAAAGACTGTCAAGCTTAATTTTGTCATCAGCAGACATCAGGCCGGCAGCGGTTTCAGATGCTGTCTTACCAGTAGCAAACAGAAGATTGCCCTTGTAGAGTTCCTGCACATCTTCCAGCCAGTACAAAGTATTTGTGTCTTTCTGCTCCAGCGCATCAAAGAGCGCCTTTGTACCGACCTTAAAAATTACATTAGCCAATTCGATTTCCCTCCTTTACAATAGAATCAAAATATATAAACACTCTCTAAGAGTTTATATAGCGTTACATTTTCTCCCACACATAGTCAGAAACAATCTCACTGTCATCAATATCAGACCACTCATCATGCGGGTTAAGATCAACTGGGTCTGGCACATCACCAGGCTCATCTTCAATTGTAAAGCTTAGGATTTTTTGCTCCGAAATATGTGGGACGTATACAGCACCATCTTCTCCGGCGACACTTCCGATGTTCTTTTCTGTTCCATCACTCATCTTCAAAATCATGTCGCCATTTTCTGCAAGCTCAGCATCTACAACTGGATTTCCAGAAATAATGCCTCCGCCGCCTCCAAAAGAAGAGTTGCCGAAGAACGGCAAATCGGCCATTGAAAAGCACCTCCTTAATACATGTAGTAGATGTTCACTGACTTCTCTTCTTTGAACACGAGACTTGTAATATCCACTTGACCAAAACCAAGCTCGAATACTCCAGACACAATAGGGATCTCGCATCCATTGATAATTACTTCCGTTCCCGCCTCACATTGAATTCCAATCTTTTTGATTACCATATGATCGGTAAACGCAAGTGTACTATTTTCATGTGCCGCCATCTCATTTTGCTTAAAAATATCAAGCATATTTACATTGGCAGTAGTAGTACCATTAAAACTACCAAGAGTACCTTTTGACATATCGAAAACTCCTTTCTTCTTTCGTCACGCCAAAATCACATAGTCTAATTCTTCTAATGTAATATCGTCATGCTCAGACAGTGTTAAGTTATCCATTTCAGAAAGCAACCTATGTCTTTTCATTCCGATGTTTAGTTCGGAAGATAGAAGAGATCCGCTCTCATCCGGGAAGATAAAACACTGCAAAATATTCCCTATCTCCAAAACAAGATTGAGGAAGCTTTCATACGTCATAAACTTTTTAGATTGCACACCGCTATTCTCAACCGTCAAGCACATCGAACTATCGCCTGTCCCAAGCGTATACCACATCTCAAAGTCAGCAGAGAAAAGCAAATTCATCATTGCTTCTCCTTCTACAGACAGCATGTAGAAGATATCAAAATCGTTTGTAGTCAGAACCATATCGGTCTCTGCTTCACCATGGGTAATAGCGGAGGTAGAAGCGTCAGAGTCTAAGAGCATAGTGTTCTTAAACTTCTCTAACGCTTCTTTCAAAGTAGACGCTGGAGCTGTCCTTAGCTCCATTTCCGTTGATCCAGACCCAAGAGATTTTGCGATATCGTACTTCAGTGTGTTTGTCAAAAGCTGTGTGACATTTTGGAATGTGTTAAAGCTTTCTTCACCAATATTGGCTTTACCTGTAGTTAAAACCAGCTCTGTTGAACCGCCAGTTGGTTTTGCTGCGAACAACTCAAGTTCTGCACCAAGTTCCATCCCGCTTGAAAAGATATTGAAGACTCGTTCTAACAAATTATCAATTTCTGATACAAGCTTCGTATCCGTATCGCCAACAATAAACTTTTGCAAATATAGATAGTTCACCATTGCGTCAAGATACATGCGGTTGTAAATCACGAGGCCGTCACGATATGGCAAATTCCTAATAATCAGGTCAAATTCAGTTAGTCTTTTTCGGAGATAAATGTTGTATGTTTGCGCCATCTCTCCACCGCCTAACTAATCGTAATTAAGCTGGGTTGCTCAAAGTCAAAGTCAGGCTGTTTGCCTTAATCGTTACGATAGTTGCGGCCTCAACATTACGAGGGGTGGATAGGGTGTCATACATAAGTAGATTTCCGGCCTCCAGCGCATCATAAATAACAAAGTGGGACATTGTTCCCCAGTTTGCAGTTGACTCATCAAAAGAAATGGCCTGCTCATTTGTAATTACACCATCTGCCGGCTCACTCAAATTCTCAAGCTTCACTCTTTTATATCCAGAGTTTGAAAGAGGCTCTGTGACATTACCGCCACTGATATTTGGAGCGGTAGAACTTAGGCCAATGTAATACTCGCTTGGAAGTGCAGGAGTTTCCTTTGTCTTAAACAAATTTCCCATCACTTGATTCAGAAAGTATGTAGTGTTCATTTCATATCCTCCTTGCAAATAGATTAACTTATTCCTAACAAAATTAACGAATCACCTTTTTATCAATGTTATTAGTGATTCCCAAAATACCCTGGCTTGGGATATCCGTTTCCCCAGACATGTCTTGGATCGTAATCTGGTAGATGTACTTCCCGTACAAATCGACGGTCTCTTTTGGGAGCAGTGTAACGGCAAGAATGCTTTCAATTCCATCATCATCGGCTATAACACTCATTGCTTTTGATAGCACTGGTGCTCCTGTTCGATTTACCGAATACACAATTGAAAATGTCGCTTTTGCGCCAGAGGCATTAAAAACTCTGCCTGTGTCCGTAAACAAATGAAAGCGCAGATCGTGTGTCTCCCCGCCAACAAATGAAATTTCAGGCAGATCATAAACTTTACTAATCATTTTGCTTATCCTCCTACGCTAACCGGGAATTCACATGTGATTTCAAGCTTACAATCGCCAACAACTTCTAATGAATTGTCTCCGCAAATAAGTTTGAAAAATTCAAAATTAAAATACGGATATAAATTTAGATCCATATTATTTGTGATAACCCCATTTTCATTATCCACTTCTATTTCCAAGAAATAGGATTGAGGGAGTCCCGTAAATTCAAAAGTTCTATCGTTGTCTGAATGGTTAATAATTTTGATACTATCTGTACCATTCGTTGTGATTTTGAGCTTTGGTTGATATCCTCCCCTATAACTACCAAGATTCCTAAGCAAAATATTGGTGTTGCCCTGGCATGTATAGGAGTATGTCACTGGATACTGATATGCAAACGGGGAATCACATCTCACAGTGCAAGAAAAAGCAATGGGCAGATTCCCGATCTCCACCATCTCTAATTCTTCGATGATGCAGCGATAGCGAACCTGCTCCATGTCATCCTGTTCAATTTCAAGCCATTTGTATCCATCCAATGGCGATAACCATGAACTGATTGCCTCTCTATCCCAAGCGTCAAAAAATCCTCCACTGTTTGCAAGTTCTTTGTCTGCTCCAAAAACCATATTAAATGAAAGCGGTTCGTTTTGTGTAACACCATAAAACAACGGACGGTATCTGCTCGAAACTCTATCTTCGGAAATATCAGATGCTACAGAGAACTTGGCCTCCCCAGGTGTAACACCATTTACCTCATAGAGTCTTAGGCCAAACTCTGTACATGGTATCCCATCATATACGAAATAATCACCCCAAAAAGCCATAGCACCACCTCCTGAGGATATATGTTATTCTTTTTCTTCTCCCTCAATATCTTCCTTATTGAGTGTCGCCTCAATGTCCATCTTCTGAAGATCTACAATGACACTCTCCAGAAGGTCGATAACCCCGCCCATGTTCAATAAATTTTGCTTCTGTTTAACCTCGATATTATTTAAGACGCGGACAGCAGCATCAATTTTCTTAATGATTTCTTTCATACGACCTCCATATTATTTTGCAAGTAAATCTTCAATGACGCTTCCCAAATTCACATAATCTCCATTTACCATGATATGAACATCGTCTGGAATCCAGATACCATTCCCGGCTCTAAGCGCCATACCTTCATCTGCGACAATCGCAATTCCTCTTGTAGACTCAATGTACACCAAGTCAGTCCTGCTCACACCGTCGCTACCATATCCATCATAGATAACCCCATAATCGCCAAACAAAAAGTCGCAACCCTGAATCGTTCCGCCCTGAATATATGCGCCTTTAATATTGGGAGCTGACACAAGCTCGTCTGTGATCACTGTGGACGAAATATTTCTAATTTCTCTTTCAGTCCACATATTCTCTGAAAGCCAATCAATCTCTTCATATACGCCGTCGAGCTGCGTATTGATCCGCGTTAGGCGGTAATCCATATCGTCTTCCAGGTTTGAAATCTGCGGATTAGTGCCAAGCTGCGTGACCGTATTCCAGTTAATACGAGAGCCAGAGCCAAGTGTGATATTTCCATCCATTGTAATATTGCCGGCGCTATCAATGACAAGGGTATTCTTGCTGCCATTGCTGATAGTAAGCCCCCTTAGCTCCAGGTATGTAGGAGAGAATTTATAGCTTGAAGTCAGCATACTTCTGCCATTCAAATCCTGGTAATCAGAAGCCTGTACAACACCTTTGAAACGGCCACTTGCAGCAACAAGCTCACCGCTGAACTTTCCATCACACCCCTCAAGCGTCCCTTTGATGTGAACATTGCCATTGATATCTACCCAGAAGCTTGCATTATCTTCATCAATTGTATACTCGTCTCCTGAGTACAGTGGGTACTTACCAATCGCAAATCCTGAATATGGGTTTAGAGTGATCTGCACTTGATTGCCATTGTAAATATCAAAAATAGCATTGTGCAAAGACGCACCGTTCCCATCCACGCGGAACACAGAAATGTCGCCGTCTTTTTTTGCGCTTTCGATGATGAGACTGCTTCCAGCCAATAATTTACCAATCAAACTGTCTGCAATTACACCGCTCATAATCCCGCCGTCTTCTGTTTTCATTTGACCAATAGCGAGATTAGCGGTTGCCCAGTTATCTGTTGTAAACATGATTTGGCCGTTATTCATCCAGATCTCATAAGGCTCATATTCTTCTGGATTGTTCTCTTTTCTTTTGCGTAACCGTAAGCCAGATTCACTCCAGGAAATATCTTGACCAGAAGAAGACAGAATGTTATTCTTGGCAATATCAAGCGCCTCTTTTGTAAATTTGCTGAGGCTTGTTTCCGCACCACTATTTACAAACTGGCTATATGTCCATTTGCCACTATCCAATGTTTTCCCTGCGGTATTGCTGTCTTCAATCAGATCGATGTAGTTAAACCCATCCCCATTTGCATAATACTTACTTGACAGCTCAACCTCAAAACCCGTCAAATCTTCAAACGGGATTCTTACAGAAATCAAATATGGACGCATAACCTCTCCACTTGATTTCTGCCAGTACAATCTACTGCCTAAGATAAGGTTGTTTTTGAATGGTTCAAACTCTGACATCGCAAGAAAATTCGCCAGATCCAGACTGCATGTATAGGATGGATAAGACACTCTTTCCATCAGCTCCACACCGTAGTCCAGCAAATCCCACTCAACAGCTCGTTTTTCATATTCCGTTGTGCTTCGAGTGAAGTATAGATCCGCATCGCCAATCTTAAAGGAGATAGTGCTTCCTTCTTCGATTGCGCCACCGACACTGGAATCTGGTACGACATTTGATGTAACAGTGCTACCAGTTCCTGCAACAGAGACACAGCCGCTTGGGAATGTTTCTCCATTCAATGTACCAGCTGACAGTCTTGCAGTGAAAAGTAGATCGTGGTTTTCATCAAAATCAAGTGACGCTCGAATGATATCCGCATTCAATACAAATCCAGAAGTCGAGCATCCGATCTTGCCTCCAACAATAGAGTAAATATCTTTTCCAGCTTCATTTGTTACCTTAGTAACTGTAGCGTCCATAATATTGAAGATTGAACCAGTTGCAGGAATGCTTTCTCCAGCGCTATCAAATGAATCGACTTCAATGGCGACAAAAGAGTCTTCAGAAATAGAATCCTCTTTCAAGTACCGATCAATGATTTTATACTCGTCTTCTGTGAAAAATGCGCTCAGTTTTGTCTTTTCATTGATAGCCTGCATCTTTTCATCAAGCTCGTCTACCTCTGCCTGAATATCTTCGAGTTTATTCTGTTTTGCAGTAATTTCATTCTTCTTAGCGGAGATATCCTGATTCACCTTGTTCAGATCGCTTTGACTTTTCATTCCTTGGGCAATTGCTTGGATTGTTGTCGCCTGGATATTCTCAAGGCTTTTCAGCTCTCCTTCAAGCGTTGTAATAGCGGCCTGTTCCGTGAGTAGTTGAGCAGTCTTCAACGCCTCTTCTACAGTAAGATTAAAATAAGACCTCTGATATGATTGAAATGTCTCTTTCCAATCGTCATACTTATTGATAATATCCTGTGAGAAGTAATCATGCGTCATAAAATAATCCAGGTTAATTAAGCTTGTTGTACCCATTGGGTTGACGCTTCTAATATCAACATTGTCCGCCCCGTACACACTCAGCTGCGTAACGATGCTCTCTGTGTCTTCCTCAACAGAGACTTCTTTAATGAGATTGTCCATTGAGAATAACACCGGCGTTGTCTCTGGCTCATTCGCAATATCACGAACATAGATCAGACGATTATATGTGTCAAAGTCAAAGACACAACCATAGGATTCTTGCAAATCTGACTTAATGAAGTTATATATATTCTGGTCTCCGCTATCGTCAAATGTGCGGTATTTATCGATTAGTGTTGCATCTACTTGACCAATTTTCCACGATGGCATAAGGTCAAGTATCATTCCAATAATCGTATCATTTGGCGCAATCGGGTTCCATAGGTTATATGTGCCGGCTGAAAGCACAAGTTTCTTGAAAGTAAACTCATACTCCAAAGAATAAGCGGTGCAGCTCTTAACCTCTCGAACTCCATCGCTCTCTGTTTTAGGATCTACCAGAAGGAATCTTCCGTAGTCCTTTAGATCAATGATTCTCATTCCAACCACTTTTTCGTAGTTTGGAGTTTGTTTGCCGTCCACATAACCAGGAAGCTCAAACGATAGCGTTGACACCTCGTTATAGCAAAGATCTGCTTCCACATTAAAAGCATACTTCAGAACACCAATCGGCGTATCATCCATGTTTTGCAAAATAAGTAGAGGCTGCTCTTTTACATTGACCTTTGCAAAATCAACAACCATGTCTAAAGCCTCCTTCTTTTATAAAATAAGCGGCCACCGTAATTGGTGGCCGCATTAACTTATCGGAGCATGTGACTTCCAATACTATTCTTCATGCCCTTTCGCTTTGCAGCGGTCATAAGCTTATCAATAGTGCGATCAGAATAATATTCTGCAAGCTCCCTTGCCGATTTCTCATCCGCATTCTTAACCTCGAAGTGGTTTTCAATACGGATCTCTCCCATAGAATTGTCTGTGTTCTCATTGTTGGTTACAGACTGAATTGCAGCCGCTGTGGTATCTTTTGCTGTTGCAAGACTACGCACAACGGAATCTACAACACCAGTAATCGTATCACCAATCTGACTAAACAGATTTTTATATTGCTTACTGGTAAATACAGCCTCTCCCTTTTGCAACTTGGCAAAAACCTCATTGCTCTTTAATGAGTCCTCTCCGACAATTCCTCCGTCGTGATAAATATACTGTCTATATTTTTGGAACAGCTGTTCACCGCCAACACGGTCTACATACCACACGCCGTCATCACCACGGACTGCGTTAATACCATACGGGGCAAGCAATCTGCCAAGCCGTAGGTTTTCGTCAGCGAGGCGTTGCTTCTCTTCATCAGAGGCAGACCCCCACGCCTGACCGTTGGCGTACATCTCAGACATAATTGCACTGATTTCAGCATCTTCCTGCTGTTGATCCAGAATACCTTGCTGCTCATTGGCGATATCATTATTGATACCATTTAGAGCGGATACAATATCTCCATACTCTTGAGCTGCCTGCATAGCAGTCTGCCAAGCAGATGTAATTGAATCCTCCCCATCGATCATATCTCCATACTGTCTATTCCAAGCAATCAAATCTTGGTATAGCTGATCCCAGTCTGCATTGATACGGTCAATAGCGGCTCTATACACCTCTTCCTCAGTGTCAACGCTGGCCTCTACCTTGGCGATTTCGTTGTCCTTGGTTTCTTCAAACTTGTCAGCTTCCTTATCCAAAGCATCGACCTGCGCATCATACGCATAGTCCGCCTGGTAATCAGCGAGATCATTTTGAAGTTCGGCAAGCTCCTGTTCCAACTGCTGCCGCTCTGCATTAGCCTCACGACTATCATCGCGGCTCAGCTGATTGATCTTTTCCTGTACCTTTGCAATTTCGGCAACGCGCTCTGCAACCTCACGCTCATAGTCCTCTTCATCTCTGGCTACTTCAAGAGACTCCTTCTTCAAATCAATGATTTTCTGGTAGTCATCAATCTGTTCTTCCAGAGCATCGATTTTATCTTCGGCTTCCTGACGCACCAGCTCCATTGTCTTTTCAATGATTTCTGTAATAGCGTCTTTCTGCTCATTATAAATATCGAGTTGAGTTTCGCGCAAAAGCTCCGTGTACTCTCTTAGAGTTAGAACGCCCTGTTCAAGCAACCGATTCAGTGCGGCGATCTTTTGCCTTAGGTAATCTACTTTTGTGAAATCAAACCGATCCCAAAGGTCAAAGTCATCCGCATATTCGATAAACTCATCAAACGGTTCAAGTACATTATCAACGATAGATTCATTGATTTCCTTGATATCGTCTTCAGCATCCCACCATGCGTCAATACACTCCTGAATTGCCTCATCGTTCTCGTCCACACCAAGCGCTCTTAACCGTTGTGCTTCCTCATGGGCAAGCTCCTGGATTCTCAGTTGCTCTTGACGCTGCCGTTCCAGATTGGTAGCCATATCACGATAGTTTTTGCTATCGCTTAGGCCATCATACTGGTGCTGCAAAAGTTCAATGGTATTTTCGTGCGCCTCAACAGCATCTGTATAAATACCATGTAGAATATCGTCAATCTCATCCTGGTACTCCCACCACTGTTCTCCAAGCTCCTGAATGTAATCGTTATTCTCATCCAGTCCCATTGCGCGGTATTTTTCCGCATACTGGTGAACAGTGTCTTGCATCTTCCTATAGATAGCAATAATTTCTTCTGGAGTTCCATCATTTCTTTCAAGCGTAAAGATGTCGTGCTCATAATTACCCAGGATTTCGTCAAGCTCATCCTGGATTTCTTTTATGGCATCCTCCATCTCTTCAGCAAGCTCTTCGTCATCAACTTCAGCCTTAACATCTACCGTAGCAGTTGTCGTGGGAGAAGTATACGGAGTGCCCGTAGAGCCGTTCTTGTCAACCTCGACACGCAAACCGCTTGTTGTGATTCTTCCAGACGCATATGCTGGAATCGTACCAGTAATCCGTTTGCCAGAACGACTTAAAATCCGTTTGGTTTCATCCGCAGTATAAACTTGGTCTCCCTGGTTCAAATAGGCAATTTCCGGCCCGTTTGTTCCAGCGAGATATGCTCCATCCTTCGATACAACAAGCTCTGGCTTTGGAGCGCCATTAGGAGAATACTCGTCTCCCAGCAAAGCATTGCCAGCTGGCGCATTAGAAGTGCCTTTTGCAAAGCCAAGCAGATTACCAATACTGTCAATAAGACCACCTTTACGCTGTACATTATAATATACAGTGGCAGTTCTACCATTTACACTATCAATAGCCGTACCAATGCTATAAACTTTTGTTGCAGCATCTTGTGCGGCTGATCCAATGTTATCAATTTCTGACTCTGCGTTGCTCGTAGTAGAGTCATTTACATCGTCAATTGCAGTTTCAACACCATTGATTGATGTTGTAACATTGGTAAATGTAATCGTATCGATATAATCAAGCGCGTCACTTACACTCTGCACTTGACCATCAGCATTTGCCAGTGAAATGCCGTCTGCTTCGCCAAGTTTGGTAATAAGCCCTTCTGCTTCTTCCTTGGTATAACCAATGTTGGCAAGAAGATCTCCAAGCCCTTCATAATTAACCGTGATTGTATAATCATCACTGGTAGCAAGGCCAAGATTCTGTAGACTTGTTGTTACAGAGTCAATATCACCAGATACACTAAATAGCTGTACGCCATCAAGCCCTTGTAAAGCAGACAAAACATCATAAATCTCTTTATCTGTTTTACCAAGGGTCATCAGCTGCTCTGTCAAGCGGTCTACATTGATAGCCTTGCCAGCAGCAGTTTCAGCAGAGAGGCCAATTTCGTCAATAACCTCTGATACCTCAGTGAGATCGTAAAAGTCAATGTCGCCCCACATAGATAGAGCCTCGAAACAGGCGATAACCGCCTCTTCCGTGATACCCATCTTTTCTGCAATCTCGTCAAGATTTTCAGGATCAACATCAAAACTGAATGCACCAGTTGCATCCTTGCTGATCTCGATTAGATCTTCGCCCTCATCATTGACCAACTGGCCGGCCTGAGCCATATCGTAAAGTCTCTGGATAAATCCAGCTCCGGCGCTGTCCGCATCTTCAAAGACGCTCTTATTGCGCTGCATGGCATCATAGATCTCATCAAGGCCATCGCTCCAACCCCATGTATTGAGCTGTTCACTACCAAATAGGAACTCAGCAGCAGCCCAGAAAGCATTAGAGTTTGTGGTGCCAGCCTCAAACTGGGCGTTCAACTCTTCAAATGCCTCTGCATAAGAACGGAAATCGGTATCCTTTTCCTCTACAGCCATGGCCGCATCATAGCGCGACTTTGCATCTGTTACCTGGTCAAACTTATCGACCATACCATCAAGGGCATCATTGAGCTTTAGAGCCTCAGCCGTAACAAGAGAAACGCCGTCTCCGCCCTCTGCCATATTCTGAAGAATCTTGGAGAGGAATTGAGCATTCATTCCGTCCTCTTCCAAAATGCCAGCCAACACACTGCTTTCAGAAGCGAGTTCTTCAATATTCTGTGGAGTAATACCGTCCACTGCTTGAGACATAGCGATAAGCTCTTCCTTGGTATCTGAGAAGTCCTCAGAGTCCCACATACCACGGATACGGCTCTGCAATGCCTCTGCATTTCTGGCCGCTACAGCCTGCTCACTATTGTACTCTTCAATTGCAGCAGTGATATCTTCCCAGGTTGTCGCACCTTCGTTGATAACTGCATTGTAGGCAATTTCAAAATCTTCGTCGGATAGAGCTTCAAGTTTGTCTTTTACATTTTCGACCTCTGCGCTCCAAGACTCCATCGCGTGGAAATGTGCAGATGTTCCAGGAGTAAGCTCTTCATATGTTTTAGGAACAAGCTTTTCAGCAATCTCACGCATTTTATCGTTGACTGCCTCAGCAGACGCTTCGCGCTCTTGTAGTTCCGCCAGGAGACCAGAATATCTATCGTCCGACCCAAGTACATTATCCGCCAGCTGCTCAGCAGTATATGTACCATCCTCATCAAATCCAGATGTATTCTGGATGTTTTGAATCATCTGCTCTCTGAATTGCTTAAACTCGTCTACTGTAGCGGGCTGGTCAAGAGCTTGTGCAGCAAGCAAAGCGTCTTGAGCAATCATTTGATTGGTATTATCAATCTGTTCGATTGCTTCTTGAAGTGCAGACTCATATTCGTTGTAAGCATCTGCAAGCACAGTAAAAACAGGATTATCAGTGCCAAACTCATCCCTTACAGCATTCATAGTATCTCTTAGATACTCATAGTTTGCCATTAGGTCTGAAAATTCTACATCTTCTAATCCCCCGTCTGTGCTATAAACGCTTGGAAGAAAGATTGTTCCGCCACCATTTGAACCAGTGTTGTCGATCCCCTCATACCCAAGAGATTCAAGATAGGCCATTGCTTCTCCAGCAGCTTCACCCGTTGCAGAATAAAAGCTGTGTGAGTTGAAATATCCATCAAGTTCCTTAACAGCTTCTTCTTTTGCAATATCAGCCGCTCTTGCTCCTTGAGAGATATTTGTACGCATTTGCTCTCTTGCCGCTTCAACAATAGAATCTCTTAGATCCTTGTAATCTCCAGAAAGATTTTGAACGGCGATTCCTTGGGTCTCAAGATAAGCAACAAGCTCATCCTGAATACTCATCAGGTCTTCTTGGGAGGCAGTGCCAGCTTCCACGGCATAGCTCATCTCAATATACGATGAGGCAAGATCATATAGTTCATTTGAACTCTGGACGGCGGCAGAACCAGCCTCCAATGCAGCCTCACGAGCCTCTTTTGATTTATTGACAAGAGAAGTGATACCAGAGACAATAGCGTTAATAGCTAAGCCGATGCCAAGTCCAATTAACGCATTAAGCGCTGTATTAAGTACCTGCACACCAATAGCAGCAGCCTTGGATTTAACACCCATAAGAGTAGTTTTAAGACTGGCCTGTTCCATAGATGATGCGTATGCCTTTGAAGAAACAGCTGCATCATCAGATACCTTCACAGCACTGCGTAGGCTATCGCTACCCTTACCAATAGTGTCATTCCAGATGATTTGTCTTTGTGTTAAATCCCCTGTTGATGTTCCAAGGTTTGCAATTTTGCTATTATACTCGTCCAACAACTTGATATCATTATCAAGCTCAAGTTTTTGGGCGTTCCATGAAAAGGCGATTCCAGTGCCAGAACCTCCCCAATTCTTTTGATCTGTTGTACGGAATAAGTTCAGCTTATCAAAGAATGGAGTCACGGCAGCAAAAACAGCCGGCAAAGCACCAACCGTATCGATAAGAGAAGTTAGCCACCCAAGCAGACCAGTACCAACATCAAAAGCTCCTTTAATTAGGTCGCTGCTCAGAATGGTATTAGCAAACACCTCATACTGAGCCTGGAACTGTTGCTGCTTGGCTTGAATGCTATCCATCCACTTCTCATGCTCTGCAACAGCAGAACCCTCGGCGTTCATAGAAACATCCATAACCTTGACTGCATCGCTCATATTCGTAATAGCAGCAGCCAGGGCGTTACCCTGTCTCTTACCTGCCAATAGCTCAAGCAAAGCAGCCTGGTCGATATCGCTCATCTTTTCCCAAACTTCGCTGATTCCAAGCATGATATCATAAGTGCTCTTAAATGTTTCATCATCGAGCATGATATCAAAACCGCCGCTGCCATCAACATTTGTCAGCCCTAAGATTTTATCTCTTAGAGAAGCAGTAGTTTCAGCCATGTACTCTGTTTCAAGGCCGGCCTCTTCCAATTCGGTTTTTGCACCACGAATACGCATAGAGACGGTCTTCCACATCGTACCAACCACATCAGGGTCTTGAATAACATTGTTTGCCGCTACGATCAAAGCAATAGATTCATCAATGGTGTTATTTGCCTCTGCCATCGCTGAAGCGCTTCGCATCATAGCCTCACCAATGCCACCAGAAGAAATAGCGAATCGGTTGCCTACCTCGTTGAATTTATCAACGATGCTCATGGTATCATCTACTTCAATACCAAAAGCTTTCATAGTAGAGATGATTGAGTTTGTAGCACCATCAATACCGTCTACTTCATCACCTACTACGGCATAAATATTGGCTACCTCAGAAAGCTGAGAGGCATCCTCCATATTGTATCCAAGCCGTGCAAATGAGGCAGTTGAATCTACGAAGTCCGCATAGGTAGTACCGATTTGAACAGCTTTGTTTGCCGCATCAGATAGGAAATTCTCATATGCGGTATCAGTCTCATCCGTAACCTTCTTCAGCTCCGTCATAGCGCTGTCAAGCTGTACAACTGCGTCATATAGCCCTGTGACACCACGCATAACGCCGGCAATCACACCGCCCAGCACCATCCAGGAACCCATCTTTGCGGCATTGGCCTTTAGGTCATCCCAAAGAGAACGGCTATGTTTGCCAGCCTGAATCAGCTCTTGTTCAAATAGACGAATCTTCGCATTTAGATTAGTTAATTCCTTGCTACTACTAATCATCTTTGATTCATCAAAGAGCTGTTGCCATTTTGCAAGAAGATTAGGATCACTCACGAATGAACTATAAGTGTTCTTCAAATTCTGAATCCGCAATTGAGCAGTCTGAATATTTGAAGTCAATCTATCTGCGTCGATAATTTTCCCAGACGCAGAGTTTTGTAGCTTCATTTGCTTGAATTGCTGATTCAACAACGACAGCTGGTGGCGGTAAGCGTCAAGGTCTGTTGGGTCGAGTGCTTCATCAAGCATTTGTTTTGCTTGATTTACTGCCGCCTGAAAATCTGATCCAAACAAACCAGAATTTTGCCAGCGCTGAATATCAGTTTGAAGTGCGGCCTGTAACTCTGCTTTTTTGTCTGTAAAGGTAGCCGCATTCAAATCGGTTGCTGCATATGCAGATGTCTGAAGTTCTCTTGCGTATCTCTGCAAGTCAGCAACCATAGAATTGATCTCTCTCTTATGATCCGCAGATAGCGTAGTATTAGCCTGTCGGATTTGATCAATTCTACTCTTTACTTCTGTAAGTTTCGCCTGATATTGATTATATTGCTCCATATCAGCAAGCAAAGGTTTAGATGTGTTTGAAAGTGTTTTGCTTGTAATATCAGCAATCTTATTATCAATACGATTCAGATAATCAAGAGTACGCTGTAAATTTGTTCCGGCGTTCTTATCTGATAGAATGGAATTGTCCTGTACAAAGCCGCTATAGTTTCTTGAACCATGGCGAATTTTTGCAAGATTAAAATTAAATCTCTCTACAACGCCGTCTGCTTTGGTTACACTGGCAGTAAAGCTTTGGATATCCCCCTGAGCATCCTTGAATACATTGACAACATCTACACTGCCAAGTTTACTAAATTGTTTTTGAACACGAGATACAATATCTCTTACACCAGTAAAATATCTCTGTCCGTCTGCATTCAACTGAGCAGCATCGAAAACTTTGATCTGTGCGCCTCGACCACTGCTCCCAGCAGCTGAAACCTGTTTTGCGATTGATTGTAGCTGGCTCTGCGTGGTTCTGATAGAAGCTTCATCAACAGCTACCTTCAGCTTTACTTCGTGCGATGCGCTCAGCGATTTAACAATACTGGATAATTGAGAGTCAAGCGATGAGGCACTACTGTCATCAATGATCGCTTTTAGCAGAATTTGCAGTTCATCCACGCACAATCACCTCGCTTAAAATAAATTAACTTATTCCTAATGAATATTATCGAACTTTAATTCCATGTTTTCTTAAACCGTTCTTCATAGCGATTACATGTTCCCCAGAAGCATCCAATCGCGCAATCGTTGTTGCTGTAAACGGTCTTGCCTTTGGCCGTTTCCAATAGTCATAACCAGGATCTCCAGATTGCCCTACTCCATGCTCAATCACATAAGGCAGGCTTTTATTAACGGTGGCACGAGCACCATTTCTTCCGTTCAAATATGGATTTGGTTCAGTCTCGTTGACAACAGACATTATCCCGTTTTTGGCCGCTCCACCTTTGATTACGATGTTATACGGATCTCCAATTCCTCCATACTCATAGCGCCTCTGATAATATCCAGATGTAGGCATACTATAAACTACATCGTCCACAGCCTTTACCTCTTCTTTTTGAACCACTGGAAATACATCTTCTGTTAACACCTGGTCAACCCGTTTTTGCAAATAGGCCATAAGCTCTTTTGTACTCTTGAATTTTGGCATATTGCACCTCACAAAAAAGTAGGACAGCAATAATGCCATCCTACTTACATATATTTCAAATTGTCGGCATGTTCACTAATCCATCCGCGATAGTTCTTCTTTAGTTCGCATACCTCGCATCTTTCATCGCCCAAAAACCAATTCATATATCGAATAAAACCTGAGCGCTCTGGGTTCTTATACAAATCGATTTGCCCATCATGCCCGATCACTATAACCTTACAGCTGTCGTGGATTCTGGTTAGAACCTTCATAAGCTCGTCAAAATAGTAATTCTGCGCTTCATCAATAATCACTACTTTGTTTTCAAAATTTACACCGCGCAGAAAAGTGTGTGTTAAGCATCTTACATACGCAGTCCCGTTCTTTTCATTCATAATGTTGTCAAACAAAACAGTGTTTAGATTTACTCCAATTTTGAGCAGCGCCTCATAAAACGGTTCAAAATACGGTTCAGACTTTTCTTCAATAGAGCCAGCCAAATACCCTTGCTTTTGTTCCTGGGTGGGCGCTGCAATATATACAATCCCATCGTACAAACCATATTCGCACAATAGATTTGCCGTGGCCGCTGCAATCGTTGTTTTACCAGTTCCGGCCTTTGCATTGCAAAATACAATTAGCTTCTCTGGGTTCCAAATCGCATCTCTAAATTTCTTTTGATACTCGTCGCACTGAATACCGTAGAATGGATTGTTGTCTAAAGTCTCAGGTGCCTGCGGTTTAATTGGGTATGAAATGCTGTTCTTTCGCGCCATGAAGTGGCCTCCTAAATAATTTCGTCAAGATCTGTAATAATTTCATCGGCAACGCCGTACTTAATAGCTTCATCACTGAACATAAACCAGTCTCTTCGATAATTCCGATCAATCAAATCTTGTGGAATATTGGTATGCTCTAAAATAAACTTACGAACCTTTGCCTCTGATTCTTTGGTAAACTCCAAATTGTCCAACACCTTACCAGTGTCGCCCACAGCCCCAGTAGAGCCGTCGTGGATCAGAATAGAGGTAGAGTCAAAGATATACCGTTTGTGGCCTGCCATCAGCAGCAACCCTCCACTGCTATACGCTCTGCCCATTCCAATAGTAATAACTGGCGTTTTAGAAAGAGCAATAACATTTGCAGTATAAAGAGTCACATTTGCCGTGCCTCCATCAGAATTGATAAAGATTTTGATCGGTTTTCTCTCTTCAACAGGCAACCCCTTGTCCTCTTTATTCCACTTAAAAATGTACATAGGGATATCAATCATCCCATCGTCAATGAGATCATTCCATAGGATTTCCCTATCGTTCAATCGACGGTAATACTCAAGAAGTGTAGGGGGGGGTAGAGTTGTTTCCATCAGATCTTCAACATCCATAAAATCTTCTTCAAGAAAAGCTTTCCTCATAAGCGCCTCCATCATTTTTATTCTTTTGTATTTCTGCTTTCCAAAAATGCCCCAGCAAGACTCTGCGCTGAAATTTCAGTGTTTTGCGCCATCTTCCCCATGCTGGTTACAAAATTACCCATTTGCTCAGCATCGACACCATCAAATAGGCCGGACATCTTTGATACAAACTCAGAAACATTCTCTGTAATCTGTCTTACATTGCTTTGCTGCTCCGCAATCATCTTTCTCTCTTCAAATGCGATACGTTCATCAATAGACTGACGAATCATATTGAATTGTTCGAGATCGATATTATCAAGAATCACCGCAATAATTCCGGTTGCCGCCATTACAAAATCATAGGTTTTGCTTTGTGATTCAGGCATGGTGAAATTTGCATAATAGGTCATCAGATTTCTCTTCACGATAAAGTCTCTTGCAAGCGGAATAATCAGCATATCGTCAGCCATGATACACTCTCTTACAACATCCTCAATAAACCGAATAGATTCATCCATGGATAATAGCGGCTTAACTGTAAAAGAAAGCGTCTCCCCATCACCATAAGGCATTTGAATTTCCTGCGGAGAAAGATTTAGCTGGTCGCAATATTTCTCCAATGTATTTACAGAGATTTTATTCTTTTTCTTTGACATGAAGTGCCTCTCCTTCTATCTCAAAATGATTTACGGCATAATGCCCGATACATATTGCATCAGATAGATTATCATTGTCTGTATCTACCTTAAATTTATCTTTCACAAACTGGATAGATAGAATTTTTGATTCTTTTTTGCCAGCAGCTTCGAGGGTCTTAATTTTTTCTTTAATCTCCTTTGTGCTTCTACCACGAGCCTTGCAATAATTTTGCCATTGTGTAGGAGCGACAAAGCTATACAAGTATTCGTTTTTCTCAAAAAGATTAACGAGGACACCCTGTAGCTGAGCAAGCTTCTTAAATGACTGTACATTAACACGCAACTGAATATCTTCAATAAAAACAGCCGCAATATCATTTTCTTTAATCAATTCATCTACCAGCGTTTCTATGGCAAGAATCGCCTTTGCGTAAGTGTATTTCTTACTTCCAAATGAAAAAGTCCCGTATTTTTCAAGCTCCTTTGTTTCGTAGTTAAATATCGCCCACGCTCCGTTTCTTGCCTGGTCAATAGCCAGGATTTTTATAAAACCATCCTCCGTTCACAATATAGAAAAGAAAGAAGGAGAGGTTATTCCTCCCCTTCCTCATCAACTTCAACAGGTGTCTCTACCCGGACATGCGGTTGGTGCGCCTTTGAGATACGGACTTTCTTATCTTTGATTTCACAATAGACCTCTTCCCCTAAATACTTATCAATCCCGCAGTCCTTGGGGAGACAAATTTGAGTGTCCTTGCCATTCAGTTTAGTTTTCACAACGCATAGGTTACTGTCTGTTTGAATGACCTCATTCACATAAATCTTATATCTCATTGATCTGCCTCCAAATCGCTATAAAGAATAAGGGAGGGCAACCGCCCTCCCCATCTCTTCTTGTGTCTCAGCCCTTAATACTTAACCATCTGAATCATAGAGCCGGTATCAGCATCACGCATGATCTCGCACTCAAATGTGGTAGTAGAAGGATCGCCCTCAGCAGCAAAGCCAAGCTCAAGGTTAGAGGTAAACTTTAGGTTAGGGATAGTAACCTGGAATGCCTCATCCTTACCAGTCTTCTGATTGCGAAGCACGGTATCTCCAACCAGCTTGTATGTACCGCTGAAGTGCTCGGCATCAATGATGTATGTCTCTGCGGTCTCTTCACTGTCATAATCGTAATACACAACGACTCTCTGATCGGCAGCTTCGGCAACAGTAAGATCCTTACCGGAAAGCTGTGCGCCAGACATGTCGAATAGAGCTTCTTCGTCGCAGTCGGAATCATAAGGATAAACCAGGATCTTATCCGCTGTAGTATTAGGCTCAAATCCAAGTGTAATCTTACCTGTTGCATCTGCCTGCAGCGGATACAGACTGCCCTTATTTACACCATTCTCATCATACTCAGTTGTCTGTCTGATACGAATAGTCTGCACACCAACCTTACGGGCAATTCCAGAAATAAGCTCCAGTGACTTTGGAGAAATCAAAGCGTCCTCAATAGTCAGAGTAGCCTCCTTATTGATCTCCCATGTAATCAGCTTAGGGTTGCCCTTACCGCCTCTTGCGTATACCTTCTCAGAGGTAACGCTAATTGAAGAAGTCTTCAAGCTGTCAAATTGGATAACCGGCTTGTCTGTCTCCATATCATAGAGAACAACGTCCATGACTTCTTTCGCGCCAAATTTTGCGTTAGACATTTACAATACCTCCTCAAAAAAAATAAACAGCCTGGTTTCCCAGACTGTCTGCTGATTTATTCATCTTCACGCTTGATTTTTGTAATCCAGTGCGTGAGATTTACATCTTCTTTTTTAGCGCCATGTAAGAGCGCTTGTACATTGACCTCATAATCCTCCATGATTTTCAGGCGATTGAATTGATCATTAAACTGATATAAATCATATTCCATAATCTCATCCATCGTCATGCCAATGCCACTCGCCAAAATACTAACAAGATCTGCAAGCGTCAATGAGGATTCTTCGTCTCCGCTTTTCGCTTTTCGCCTTTTCAATCGTTCTTCTTTTCTTCTCTGCAAGACTCTACGAGCCGCCTCATTGTCTGGGTTCTCTTCCTCTTCTTCAACTCCTTGAAGGCCATTTCTCAGTCTAATAATCGCTTGAACCGAGTCAAAATTATCTTTCGTTATCTCAAATCCATCTCCGACAAAAGATAGCCTCCTTGGTGAGAATGTTAGTTTGCTATGTGTAATTTTAGTCAGCCAAAATATCATCATATGCAATGTTTCTCTGTCGTGCAGCGCATTTCCAATTAAGTAATTAAAAGCTCCCACACCAGAGATATCTTTACCAAGTAGCGCTCCTATATCACTTTCTGTCAAGGACAAAAAGCGAATATCTGTGTTGTATTTTGTATATCCAACACGAGCAATTTCACGAATTGGAATTGGATAAATTGGAACCCCATCTACGAATATCGGATCTTTAGCACATAGCTTCAAATCAAGATCTCTTGTTTCCAAACTTATTCCCGATTAAAATCAACTGTTCTATAAACAAGTGTAGTGCCGTGAAAATCTTCAGCCGGCGTAAACTTGTCCCAGGATTTCAATTCCACTCTACCCAGGCCAAAACAGTTATTTCCGTTAATCAGCTTGTCGATCTCAGTGGTAAGCAGATCAGTGACAAGCCCCTTTGGTGTTCTCATTGTTCTTTCATGTGCTATAATCCAAATGTAGATATTAAAATCAGAAAATGAACGATTGATAATTCTTGGTGCAACAATATCAAAACAAATATAAGTCCCTACATCTGTTGTCTTGCCTACCATAAAATCATATGGAAAAATACGCTTATAAGCCAAATCCATCGCGCCCATGTTCGGGTTGTCTTCAGGACGGACTAAATCAATGATTGCATCGCATTTGCAGATACTTTCCATAATGGTATCTCTGTACTTAGGGATCTGTTCAAAATACATCAATACCACCCCCTAATTGTAAATACAGCCGTTTGAGACAATTCGTATTCAAGATTTGATACTTCAACCGTGATTTCATGCCCTATATATTCCCTATTGTCAAGAGCATACAAAACAAAATATCCATCTCCTATCGATTCAATCATGCCATATTCAGATCCATCAATTATTGAGACTTCAAATTTGGTCGGAGACAGTACAACTCCATCTTTTAGCAGTTCAATAGAAGCTCGGAGTTTTTCTCCGAATACGATGCTCTTTTCACCACCGTCTGTTGTTATTCGGATTGAATAACCATCTGGGATATCATCTGGTTTAGAAAAGTCAGACACCCCATAATAATCTGCAACCATTAAATCTTTATTGTCTGTTTTTTCATCAAACTGACTTTCCACAATTGTCCACTGAATCAGACCATCATCTTTACCACAAGAATATCCGCCTGGGTCGATTTGTGCTAAGCGATATGCGGTTGGTTTATCATGGTTTTTATCGATCAAGAATCTGAATCCGCTATCTAACTTAATGGTCTCTTCATTATACGGGATATAGATTAAGTGCTGCGACGTACCCAATGTAAGATGATCTTCCGAAGTTTCGCCAGATCCATATTGAGTGCTGTTGATATCATAGACTGGGTACTCAACGACTTTTCCAGTAATAGGAGATAGGAATTTGATTGAATATTTACAATGCCATGCAATGGCTTTTTCGTACATTTTGTTGTTGTCAGGAAGCGAATATACAAGCCATGTTTGACCTCTCGCCTTAATATACTGGCCACTCCTTAATGTACCAATTCTGCAAAGGAACTGTCTTAGTACGCTATTGTTATAGTTGTCTGCTGTTACACCTTGGATAATTGCGCGTGTCTTAACAGCAGTAGCAGACAGAGTTTTTTCATATACTTCAATGTCATCCGCCAACGGGGATTCTAAGATCTCTTCAAACCCACCCTGCGCAAATGCTGAAAATTCGTCTCCCTCAAAACCGCTATTGAACAAAGGCTGAGACATTAGATACCATGATTCTGGCATTTGATCCCCTCCTTCAATCAAAACAGTTTCTCTTTAATTTATGAAGCATAACATTTACTCTGCTCAATTCACTATCTAACTCCTGCTTAGTCACACGCTTTGTTCCGTCTGCTCCAGTTACCTGAATATCCTTCGCATATATACCGTTAAGCGCCATAACACGGCTCAGCTCTCTTTGAAGATAACTGACATACATCATCAAGGCCAAAATACGGATAGTAGGTCGATCAAGTTTATTGGAAAACGATTCGCTCTCACTGTCGTAATCAAGAGCAACATTCAATTCAAGTTCATAGTCTGCAAGTGCAGTTTCTAACCATTGTTTCTCCAAGCCTGGATCAATCCGATATTTTGTTAGAGGCATGGAGTGAAAGCTTGTCTCAATGTCCGTAAATGTGGTTGGCTGATCCATACCTCATCCTCCCTACTCAAATAGTGTTCGTATCAGCGAGTTCGTTAATTGCGGCCATTTTCCATGCCGCAACATCGTCGCCTCCACACTCCTTTGCAATCTGGACAATCATCTTCTTCTCAGCTGTTGTAGACACAAGCTCATTCAGACGGGCGTTAAACGCCTCCTTGCCACGAATAGCGAGTAGAGCCTTTACAGATTCCTCATTCAGTACAACTGCATCCTGGGTAGATTCTTCTCCGTACCCAAGCAGAGCCTTGCGCTGCTTATCATCTACAATAAACAGACGCGCATGGTCGCCCTGATTTGAAGTACCATCCCCTACAAACAGCGGGTTCCCCCTCTGAATCTGCATCTGTACCTCTGCTACATCCAGTTGAGAAAAGTTTTTTGCATTAGCTGGGATACGAATATCTCCAACACCATTTTCACGCTTAAAATAAAGCGCCCATCCACACAGATTGTTGATTGCAACCTTATCTGTCAATTCCATATTTTCAATTCGCTCCTTATAAAAGATTCGGGGAGGGGTTTCCTCCCCGTTTTAGATTATTTAACTAACTCCTATTAGAGAGTCGGAACCTCGAAGTTAGTATCAGACAGAAGACCAATCTGATCCTCCATGCCCTCAGCCACACCAGCGCCGATCTCCATATCAAAACGAGTCAGATGCTGACGGGTTACGATATCATCGCCAGTCATGGTGGTCAAGCCGCCACGACGGAAAATCTGGAGAGGTGCGATATTGCCCTGAGGAATGAAGAAGAGCAAGCCCTGAGGCATATAAAGCTCATAAGAGGTCTTGTCCTCATTCAACCGAGTAAAATCAAGAGCGTTTGGCAGCTCCACGATATTAGAACCATTGTAGAAGCTCAGCAGGCCAGTCTTGCGGATCTCATCAGCAACTGCATCTGCTCCGAAAGGAATAGTAGACGCGCCAAATGTCTTGTGGCCGGCAAAATCATTCAACTGGGAAACCACAGCATAGTCACCGCAAATGTTAGTCTTGCCATACCGACGCATTACCTTCAGCATGTCATCAACTGCGGTCTGAGTGATGCCGGAACTCTCTGCAAAGTGCTTCACGCCCTTTGCGTTCTTCAAAGCCTCATACAGCTTTGCGATTACATAGTACACAGCTTTATTCTGCATATCAGTCTGCACCTGAGCCATACCCTCAGCAACAGTTCCGTCAAAGTTACCGCTTTGCAGCTCACGATAATCTACAGCATAACCAGCAGAGATTGTCTGGGTGGCAATTGGGTACTCACGGAAGCTGTGGGTAGCGAAAGGCACATCACCGCTTGAAGCCTGGAAACGAGAATCAATGCTCTCGTACTTATAGGTCTTCATCATAGGTACGGTATCATAAGGCAAAGATCTGTATGTACCCATAAAGTTGAAGATCTTGATAGCCTCGATCAGTTTAGGCTCAATTGTAAAACGCTGAATAGCGTTTAGCTCAGAAACAGCCTGGTGATCGCCATCGATTGCACGGCCAGCAAGCTCCTTGATATAAGCAACGGCCTTATCTACTACTTTACCGTCAACAGTAGGACGATTGCCCTGTGACAAGGCAGAAAACACCTCAACGATTGGAGAGGTAGCCTTTACCTTAGAAGTGCCAACAGAGTCTTTCACATTGTTGACTGTGTTAAGCTCAAAAATCTTATCCATTATCTTCTATCCTCCTTTGCAAAATAAAATCCTTACTGAGCAACAATTTCAGCAAGGATACCGTCATCCATATAAGCGGTCTTAGCAATTACCTTAAAGGAAACTGCATAGTCAGTTGCGTCAGCAACTTTCTTCACAAGTCCAGATGTGGTGAATGCCAGAATATCTCCTGCGGCCAGATCCTCAGTCCCGCCGTCAATCTCAAAAGCAGCAAACTCAATCTCCAAACCGTTTACAGTTCTCAAATCGTCAGCGCGAACATACTCTCCAGCATTAACCACATATGTCTCTGGGCTGTTGTGAAGCTCAGGCTTATCATTGATGTTGGTTACGATATATACAATCCCCTTTGCAGCAGTATCGTCCTCTGCAAGAGAAGCAGTCTTGGCAACGCGATCAAGCACTACGCCCATACCAACTTTCATATCCACAGCAGCCTTGCAATATGGAATGTTCTGCACATTCTTAAATGCACCAATAGTCTTGTATTTCATCTCTTTTACCCTCCTTAATTAGCCAAAGATGTCCACGTCACCGTCATCCTCAGGAGATGCTACTCCGCCAAAGATATCAGGTGCGTTATTCAACTCGGTTGTGCGTGTCTCCTTGTTCTTGCGAACCATCTCAACACAAATCTTGCTTGTGATGCTGTTAATCTCAACAGACATCGGATCTGCCTTAAACGCTTCAATTTCAGCTTTGGCAAGATCCTGCTCTTCCTGGCTAAACTCTGCCAGAGCAGAATTCAACTCAGCAATTTTCTTCTCCTTCTCCAGAGCAGTATTAGCGTCCTTCAAGCTATTAAGCTCTGCTGTCTGAGATTCAATTGTCTGATCCTTCTCAGCAACAGAAGCGTTAGCAGCGGCCAGTTTCTCATTCAGCTCGGAGATCTCTGCGTCTTTTGCGGCTACAGAATCATTAAGCTCAGCAATTTTCTTCTCATACTCGCCACTTTTATTATTAAGCTCGTTAATGGTCTGAGTTACAGAAGACTTGATAAGCTCAACAGCCTGACTCATCATCTTCTCGTCCATACCTGTTTCCTCCTTAATTTCTTGGGTTTTATTATTTAACTCCATGACGATTGCTGTATCATCTGCCGGTCTGATACCAAGAATGGCATATCCACTGTAATCATAGATTTCAGGGATTCTTCCTTTCTCCTTGTAACCGCCATCGTAAATAATACGATTTTCATTTTCCGGCCTGCCCACAATTTCAACAGACCCCTTAACTGTCCCATGCTCCATTTTATCTTTAAGCCATGCGACAAACTTTGGGTATCGCATCTCGTCGATATATCCATCTGCAATTAAGACTCTTTTTGTTTCGCCATCAATTTCAATATCGTCGATATACCCGCGCTCAAAATGTCCTACAACAGTTGCATCTTCCATATACGGCATATCTGAAATTTCTGTAAGGCCGTGACCATATGGCAGTGTTCTGTCTTCGCTAATGAATTCAACACACAGAGACATATTTGAAACAGAGTCAATTGTCTGCTGAGTATATTTCTCATCCCAGGAAATTCCGTTCTCCTGCCACTCATTATGGTTAGAGAAAATTTCGTGAAGAACTACCTTAATTTTTCTCCTTCCCGTGATTTGACGTTCATTTGAGAGTTCAAAAATCTGTCCGGTTGGAATACCTTTTTGCATTTTCTCACCCCCTTATCCTGTTGACGGCTTAGGCATATTATTACCACCGTTTGTTTTTTCCTGAACAGCAGCTGGGTCGTTGCTGTTTGTTGGTGGCCTGCCGCCTTTATTGTGATCCTCAAATTCTGGATCATCTTTACCAGTCACAGTGAAGGAAGTTCTATGAACAGGATACTTGTTCTCAAAGTCCTCATCCAACTCATAATCCATCAACGCAACATAGGTATCTGGGTTAATTCCTGTGGAAGCAATCCAAGCGTACAAACTGCCCTTTCCTCTTGCGTAGAGATCTGACATATATCCAACCATTTGATCACGGTTTACCATCGTGATAGGCAAAATATAAAATTCCACTCTACAACTTGGATCTTTAATAATATTCTTGTTGATGCACTTATTAAGTTCATCGACAATATCTTCAATCCAAGAATACACATTTGCCGCAACAAGTTCCAAATTCAAAGTCGCGGTTGAGTAGTTTCCTGTGCTACTGCCGTCAAGAGCGCTTGCACTAACACTGATATCTTTGTTCACAGAATCAACAATAGAGTTCTCGTTCTTTTCATCCAGCAAGGACACATCCAAAGATATCTTGTCAAGCTTTGTCCCGCTTGCCAAAGAGAAGAATGATGTGCTACTCCCACTTCTGCTCTTACTTGCCAAAGCGTTTTTAATTAGGTCATGTTGTTGCCGTTGTTGTTTCTCATTCAGAGCAGATGTTCCTTTATCCTTTCCCTCAGGGAATGTCTCATATACAATTTGATTGTTTACAGAATCAAGTACATTCCTCTTGGTATCAATAAAATATTGAGCATAGCTAATATCATCAAGAGCTGCAATAGAAAACGGGATACCATATGGATCAGAGATTTCACTTTTGATTTTTGTTACAATGGTTTTTGTATTGTCAAGTACAAGCCATGACCCATCAAACTCTCCATTATTTTTCTTCATCCATCCCTCTTGGATCTCTTTTGGGAACCCGGCAAGTTTCTTCTTTCTTGCATCATCAGTGAAATAGTCAAAGTACCGCAAGTCAAAAGCAACAACATAGCTATTGTTTTTACGGCCAATGATTCTTACATAGTCAACTGGAAGAGGGATTACCATTGCATTGATTCCAAGAGTATTGATTTCAGTGATATTCTGGATCTCATAATCCGTAAGCGCCATTCTATAATCAGGTGTGGTTGCAGCTGTCTCAAAATAAGCTACATACATCCCGTCGTTGGCATTCTTAAAGATCCCATCACGGATAATCTGCTTATATCGAATTGTGTTTAGAGTGCTTTCCATTTTGATTTTGTTTGCACGATAATTCCTCGGCTTTTGTCCATTAGGCCGGCGAGATTTTGAAACAATGACACCATCTAATGTGTGCATCGATTTCATATAATCAATAGCGCCGGACACAACGCCGTTTGTCCTATAAGCCCACTTTGCCATTTTTCGTAGTTCCGCTATATGGCTCATAGGATTTTTTGTGAAAGCGCGAATTTCCTGAATTGTATATGGAGACTCGCTCGACCCACAAAGCATATTGATATATGCGCTTTCCAAGCTCGTGTTAAACTCATGGATATGATCATCCTGTGTCACAGCAGAATTTACCTCACTGACATTATTCCGCTTCCAAAATTGATACCATTTCTTTTCGCTCTGCAACTTCATCACCCCCTTCAGTTAAATAGTGGTACATAATCGTACTCTGCTGTATCAGACAGCAAATCATGCTCAAGCATTTGAGCAAAATAATTACCGTAAGAAACAGATGTGTATCTGTCCTTACGGTCACTGTTGTTCATTATTTTAATTAGACCTGTTTGATCTCCGCGCTCATACTCAAGATTGATCATCTCATTGATAAGAGCAACCGTTTCAATATATGGTCGTTCAAAGAATAGCTGCGTGTCTACATCAGCTGAAGCATACTCTGGAATAAAGTTTGCGATTTCATCAACAGCCTCTGTATTACTGATTAACAGATCAATCATGCCGGAGTTGAGCGCATTTCTCATCGACTCTGCAATATTGCTGTTTGTCTCAAGCTGGGCTTTGATAATATAAACATTCTCTTCTGCCCCTGCAATCTGGATTCTGTTCGCAACCTTATCGTCGTTCATACACTTCCATGGCTTGTATTCAACATTGCGCTCTTCATCAAATAAAACCTTGGCAAGCATATCATAAACTGAGATACCAGCATTTCTTCCGTCCAATACGCAATAATCCGCATTGAAGTCTGTGTATAGCTGCTTAATTCTAATAGCCTGTTTTGTAGTTTCTCCACCATGAACAGATTCCATATAGACCACCTGCCGGCGATATCCCCTCTTGATAGTGATATGCTCACCAGCAGTATCCATGACCTTATGCTCTTGGCTCTCAGGCAACAGACGAATACAGGAGAAGATTGAGTTATCGGTGTCGTTTCCACCTTCCATAGCAATATCACAAGATAGGATTCTGATCTCCCCTACTTGCTTTGGAATCCCATATTTATTCTTCTGCCGCAAAAGCGCTTCGTCATTTCTGCGAGGATAAAATGCCCTTTTCAGCCGTCTGTTCCTATTGAGCTGATCATAGTTAAAGAAAGACCTTGCGTTCTCTGCGATCATCTGGTTTTCATACTCGATAGCCCAAGACATTGGATCAAGCTTTTTGCGTTCTTTAATCAAGAAGTTTCTGGTCTTGATATTATGTTTGAGTGCAATGCTGTAGTCCATAGCGATGACACATGAAGTACCACCAGACAACATATCTTTTGTAAAGGTCTTTATCAAGTTCCACATCCAATGGTTCTGATACCATGCGGAGCTGATATAAACCTCTTTTGGCTCTTCCTGCATTCCGGCATATTCTTCTTGCTTTAAGTAATCCGTCTGCCGAACATATAGGAACGGAGACAAAACGCTGTCAATAATGTTCTTGGCAATCATACGGAACTCTTCATAAATCATAACCGTAGCACGATAGCCACGAGCATTTTCATTCGCCGCTACGACAACAATAGAACTTCCGTTCTTAAAGACAACTTCAATTTCGTTCTGGTTGTCCTTAAAACTGTCTATTTCGTCAGCAAGAAGCGGAGATTTTGGCAATAGCTCCTTTTTTATCTTTTCTGACACAATCAAACGCGCCTGCTTTTTTGTCGCTGAGGCCACAACGATTCTTGCCCCAGGCCGCAAAATGGCCTCTTTGCAGGCAAACACAGCAATTAGGAATGACTTTGCTGCGGATCGAGCTGCGACAATACAGAAGCTTGGGAAATACTCCATCAGATATAGGATTATATGCTGATATAAATGAAGAGCAATCCCAAAATAGTGCTCTACAAATCTTGATGGATTTCTTCTATAATATGTAATCCACATCAAAAGTCTTTGTACATTTTCTGACTTGTGCAAATAGTGGCTTGGAGGAAAGTGCTCATGTAGCTGCTTTTGCTTTTCATCCATTAAAGCATCGTAGTTCATGGTCATTCCTCCTGCGTCAGCTTGAATTCCTTATCAAGATCCTTAGACCCTGTTAATAAGTTCTTCAAAGGCCGGAAGATAAACCGCGAAGCATAGCTGCCAATGTCATCAGCGTCTTTGAACAGTTTTTTATCTTTATAAAATTCTGCCGGCGTATACTTCTCAATATCGCTGACCCACATTCCAAGCGGTTTTAATTGTACAGACTCTTCTTTCTTCTGACGGCGATCCTCCAGCTCTGTCGTAGCAGCGTTAATATAATCCTTATAGGTCTTTGCCAGTGCCCCGATTCCTGAATCACCACTCTGCACAGATTTTTGCAGTTGAAGTTTTAGATAGCACAAACTCTTATAAAGCTCGTCCTGTCTCTTATCCTCAGGAATACCATACTTCTTTACCCAATCGTCGTACTCATACTGCAATGTCTCATAATCCTGATCACTAAAGCCAAGCCCAAACAACTGAATTGTTTCAATCGGAGTCGTAATCTTTGGATTATCCTTTACGGCCTGTATCGTTTCTGCATTCTCAACCTTATTCGCTCTTCGATATAAAATCGTATCTGCATAGGACGCACCTTTGGTTTGCGCAAGATTAAGCTTTGAGAAGTATTGGCTTACCTTACTTCTATTGGGAGACGGGTGTTTCTTTGCATTCGCCCACGCTACCTCATCAAAGCAAGTGTTGATAGTAGCGCATAGAAGCTCCATAGCCTTATCCTGGTCTCCGTCAAACACATCGTCACGATAATACTCAAAAGATTTATCTAAACACCTACGACAGATCGTAAGATACCCGCCGTTCTTTGCATAATAAGGAGACGGAGTAACATTAAAATTGTCTTTCTGTCTCATGTATCCCTTGCCACAGGCCGTACAATGATATGGGTATTTATCTTCGTTCTCAAAGGACATCCGCTCTGGCCGTTGTGTTTTTGCTGCGGCTCCTTTTTTCAAATCATTTGCCACTCCACTTCCTCCTTTCGGCAAAAATAAAAAGACACATGAATTCTCATGTGTCGAAAATTTGGTGCGCCTGAAGAGTCTCGAACTCCCGACCCACGCCTTAAAAGGGCGCTGCTCTACCAACTGAGCTACAGGCGCATATTGAATTGCCCGGTTTGCACGGTGTCCCCACTTATTTTACGACCGTTGGTAACTCCCTTTAGGCACAAGACATGATCGCATTGCATCGATTTTATGTATCCAGTTAAATTTGCTGCCCATGTCCTTATTATGGTGGAACGAGATGGTAACGATCCATCATCCTGCGGTTTTTCAGACCGCCGCTCAGACCTCATAAGCTATCGTTCCATATGGCGGCGGAAGTAGGACTCGAACCCACGGGAGTAGTTAGCTCACATCAGTTTTCAAGACTGCGCCGTTATGACCACTTCGGTATTCCGCCGTATATTAAGCAACTCTACGATATACCCTCGCAGAATTCTTATTCCTTGATTTATATGTAGGAAGTTGACTATCGCAATTAGGACAAATAAGCCTCAAGTTATTTCTGTAATTATTTGACGCATCTCCATCTATATGGTCTAAAATAAAATTCAAATGCTCGCCATTCCAAAAATCATCCATACCACAAATGGCGCATTTACCATGCTGGTCATCCAGAATATATTGTCTAATACACCCTCTTAATGTTGTTGACACACCGATATTTGCATCTCCCGTTTTAAGCCATTTTTCTATCTTTTCTCTTTTTCTCTTAGATCTAAGACAATCAATACAATACCCGGATGTGTTTTCTCTGCTTAGTTTACGCCCGCAACAAATGCAAAATCTTTCTATATTAAATCCTCCATAGTATCAGTTGGTAGGAGAGGTGGGAGTCGAACCCACTCAGCTCTAAAACAACAGTTTTACAGACTGCCCCAGCTCTCCGACTCTGGCGCTCTCCTATATATTTATGGTGCCGGCAGTAGGAATCGAACCCACAACATGCCGCTTATCTGGCGCTACGGAGTATAAACCCGCTGCTCTACCCAGTTGAGCTATACCGGCAAAGATAAAAGAAACAAGACACATAAGAAAGAAAGGGAGGTAGAAAGAAAGGAGATGGTCTAAAAGAAACTTACATTTTAATTGCTGTTTGTGTCTTTACTTTGGCAAGAACTGAAGGACTTGAACCCTCACCAACGGTTTTGGAGACCGACATGCTACCGATTACACCAAGTTCTTATATGGCGACTCCAGCGGGGATTGAACCCGCGACCTCCGGCGTGACAGGCCGGCGCGATAACCATCTTCGCCATGGAGCCATAATGGTGCCGTCAATGGGACTTGAACCCATACGAGATTGCTCCCACCAGCCCCTCAAGCTGGCGTGTCTGCCATTCCACCATAACGGCATTGGTGATGCGTCCGGGGCTTGAACCCGGAAACTCCACCTTGAAAGGGTGGCGACTCTACCAATTCGTCCAACGCACCAAGTTATTTGTCCCAAGGAATCAACTCGTACAGATCATACGGAGAATTTGCGGTAGCAATCTTTTCAAAACCACCAGCAACGATCTTCCAAAGAGTATGCTTTTTCTTCTCAGTGTTTTGACTGATTTGAAATTCCATACCACTCTTTGTTGTACAGTGAACGCCAAGCCCATTTTCCGTTACTGGAATCTTTCTAACAACTTTTTGTTTACTGGTTTGATTTTCTGTCAATGCTTTCATTGGCACAGTAATTCTCCTTTGGTGATGCCAGTGGGGATCGAACCCACAACCTCCAGCTTGAGAGGCTGGTGACTTAGCCAGTTCGTCGATGGCACCAAATAATTTTTTATGGCTGGGGTAGCTGGACTCGAACCAGCGAATGCGGGAGTCAAAGTCCCGTGCCTTACCACTTGGCTACACCCCAATATTTCTTTTTGCGTGTTGCATTCTGAATTAAAATGTGGTATAAATGTAATAACCAAATTGATTGGAGGCAATGTATTATGGCAGAAGAAAAAGCAAAACGCGCTCGTCGTACAGTCGAAGATCGTATCGCAGAAATCGACGCTAAGATCGCAGCTCTTGAGGCAAAGAAACAAGAACTGCTTCGTCCCGCCAAAATGAAAAAGATTATCGAAGAAGCTTCCGCCAGCATGACTCCAGAAGAAATGGCCGAAAAACTTGGCATTAAGCTTTAACCCTTTCGCCCCGCCGCAAGGCGGGGTTTTATTTTTACCGTGCCTGTACTCCCGATTCTCCAAACAGGATCTCTCGCTGACCAGGCCATACCATCCAGCCCTTTATGGCAGAAACAAACGAGTGTAGTTATTTTATTGATCGTACTTTTACTACCACACGGATGGTACGCCAGAGAGGAATCGAACCCCCAGCCTTAGGATTAGAAGTCCTATGCTCTATCCAGTTGAGCTACTGGCGCATATTGGTGCTGGCGGTGGGACTTGAACCCACACGGTATCGCTACCAACGGATTTTGAATCCGCCGCGTCTGCCATTCCACCACGCCAGCTTATTATACAGAGCGCCTTGTTTGGTTTAATCAGTTAAAAGTTGATTCCATAAATAAAGTTGCTGTATGCGCTCTTATTGGTGCGGGTAACAGGGGTCGAACCTGCACGGGAATAACCCACCAGATCCTAAATCTGGCGCGTCTGCCAATTCCGCCATACCCGCATATTAAAATGGAGTAGATAGCGGGATTTGAACCCGCACCCTCGGTTTGGAAGACCGATATGCTAACCGTTGAACACTATACCTACATATGGTGCTCCGTACAGGGATCGAACCTGTGGCCTCCTGCTTGTAAGGCAGGCGCTCTAACCAGCTGAGCTAACCGAGCATACTGACCGATTCAAGGCATCGGCCATGCCTCCAACTCTGCGCTGTTGGGGCGCGTCCAGCTTTACTCCAAAGCCGGCAAAAGTCATGCTGCCAAATACATGGTTTCAATTTCCTATTCGGTTTACAGTCTCCGCTCTGTTCGTAGGACGGGCATGGTTGCGGGGGCAGGACTCGAACCTGCGATTTTCAGCTCATGGGGCTGACGAGATAGCCGCTTCTCTACCCCGCAATATATCTTTGGTAGTTCAGAAAACATTGTTCGCCAAGACACATTTCACATTATAAACCCAAATTATATGTAATAAGATTGCTGTAAGTGTCCTTCCACGAACTTCGTGTAAAAGCTCTCTACCTATGCTTTTATTCTGGCTGGAACGGACGGACTCGAACCGCCAACCCTCCGGTTAACAGCCGGATGCTCTACCAATTGAGCTACGAACCAATATCACACCGCGAGACGCATCATTCAAAAAATCTAAGCTTTCACTTATTGAAGATAAATCCAAATCATCTTTTGTATTTATTTGATTGAGTATATTGCTGTAAGCGTCTCAACTTCCAAGGCACATCTTATCTTCTTAAAAATGGCAAGAATACAAGAATTGTTGCTGTTAGTGCCTTAAATGGTCTGAGTGGTGGGACTCGAACCCACAGCCTCGTGACCCCAAATCACGCCGTCTACCAATTGGCGTACACCCAGATATATGGTGGAGCAGGCGGGAATCGAACCCGCGTCCGAAATTCCTACATGAGCAAAACATTCTTACGCAATAGCCGGCTTTTAAGCGTTTGCTTGTCGGCGGGTGCCACGATGTCGGCATATCTTACCCAGGGCGTACCGGATCGGTATCGCCTCCACCACCTTGTTTGTGTAAGGGGAACAAGGAAACCAAACGACCTCTTCTTTTATCCTCAAGCGCTTACCAGGCCAAGTGCGCTGTTTTGGATGCTCAAATTAGTTCAAGCAGCAACCCGATTTGCCACGAAAGCGGCAAAAGCTGGGTGAATCATTACAACAGTATCGTCGTTTAATTTTGTTTTGATCCTTCAGGCGGTATCATTCCTGCGTGTTTTGCACTCTCAAAACCCCGTCGAACCCATTACTGCCCCATATTAAATTGTGGTCGAGACAGAAAGAATTGAACTTTCGACCTCACGATTATCAGTCGTGCGCTCTAACCATCTGAGCTATGTCTCGAAATTACTGTGCGTCCGAAGAACCTCGTCCATGGCCGATAGGTTTTTGACAGGGATAGCAGTCAAGTAATGAGCTGAACCGCACAAGCGTCAACATAACCAACACAGATTACTGGTGGAACTGATGGGAGTTGAACCCACGACCCCCTGCTTGCAAGGCAGGTGCTCTCCCAGCTGAGCTACAGCCCCATATTGCTCCGCCCCTTTCGAGGCGGAAGCAGATTAGATAAAAGATTAGCAACTAAAGCCGGGCAGCAACGCCAACGAATAGTTCGCAGCGCCATTGG